CTAGAAAATCCGGTAAACCCAATCGGCGTAGTAGGGGGACCAGTAAAGCCACGAGATTATGTAGAGCGCCTTCAGCACAGATGCAGTGCTTAGCATGAACGCAGAAATGATATTGAGCAGGGTGATAATCAAAGCCAATACTGCCACGCGTCGGGTCGCGTGACGCCAGGCCAGTTTCACCCCGTAAGCCGACGCGGCAATCACGCCTATTTCCAAGAGTAATCCGAGAGGAAAGGGCAGCCTTGCAAACGAGGCCAGCAGTGGCAACACCAACACCCAGCCGACGACTTGGCGCAGGATGATCTTGGGTGTGTTTTTTTGGATGTCCAGCATTGCCATGTGTCCGAACTCTTGGCCAATGAGCCTACATCATCGCGAGGTGTTGCCGTCCTTGTCGTAAGATTTTGCTTAGGCGTAACTACCGCTCCTGTTGCAATACTTTGAGCGCTGCGGACGCCAGGAATCCCGAGCGGCTTTTTTCCTGTGGATGATTCAACACGTACTCATCGATGCGATTCAACAGATAGCCGGGCAGGGTGATGTTCGAGATTTCGATAGGTGTTGAAGTGTATGGGCACGCGGAAATGATGCCGCTTGGAGGTATTGCAAGGTACTTCACGCCATCAGGCTAGGAACGCTGAAGACCGAATCCAAGGCATAAAAAAACCGGTCACCAAGGACCGGTTTTTTGTGCATCTTGCGCCAGAACCCTCCTGACGCAAGTGCAAATCTGAGTGGAGCGGGTAGAGGACTTGTGATTGTCCACGTATTGCGTGGCTTGCAGGCGGTTTGATCGTTTCACCATACAAGCGCCCATACAGAACGCTTGGGGCTGTAGCGGATTGCCCAGCCCCATAGAGTGGAAGTGCCGACACTTATTCGTCGGCGCTGGCTTGTTGGTTTCTGGCGGCTTTCTTGCCTTCGATCCACTGCTCAACCTCGACCGGATCGAAGCGGCAACGGGCACCCCGTGCGTCACTGCTCTTGATCGGCGCCGGGAACGTCTTATCACGAACTCGCAGCTTGTTCAGGCCCGACACGCTTTGCATGCCCAGCATCTTGAGAACTTCTTTGTTGCCCACCAGGGCGGTGTGTTGTTGTTCCATGGGAATACCTCGCCCGCCGCTCACCGGCAGGCATGTAGGGGGATTGGGGTTAGCAGTTGAAGGAAAATTGAAAGTAACGACCGTCTGGCAATGGAAGCGCTACGGTGCCGGAGAAGTCATCGCCGCAAATCCCGCACGACTGATCAACATACACATCGCCGAGCGCGAAGCCATTGTCTTGAGCGTGGCCCGCAGGCTGCGAAACTATCTCGTAGTCATAGGTGTTTTCAGCGGCAACGATCTCATCCTCGACCTGCTTAAAAAGCTCCGGGCTGACCATGGCCTGCACAGTTGCAAGTACGGGAGCATTTTGTGCCTGTTGATCGAGGTGGTACTGGGTCATCGCTTTATCGGCTTCTTGCATGATTTTGAAGTATTCCTCATCGGTGCAGATCATGGCCTCGGCCCTCGGTAGATGAACACGTAGGCGAACCAGAGGGTGGCGATCATGGCGTCACCTGCTGGCCGAGCATCACGTCGGTGACGATTTCCCAGAGTTGGGTCGGTGACCATTGGTACCGGTCGAAGTCGGTGTCCGGCTGTACGCCGTAGACGCACGTAGAGTGGGCGCCGGCCGGATACTCGCCGCGCTTCGCCATGATCGTGGCGACTCGTCCATCGCCGCCGGGTTCGGTGCGGTGGTAGTGGTATGCCCGGGTGTTGTAGTCGTTGCCGGCTTCCACGGTAATCGTTCCATCCGGTATCAGGTGCGCGCGACCGTCCGGCGTCCACGGCCTTCCGCCACCTGGTGTGCGTGCACCCTCGTGCAGATACAGCACGAAGCCACCTTCGTCGTTTCGCTCCAGCTCAAAGCAGTGATTGATTTGCTTGCCGACGATCACTCGGGAGGTGAAGTTGAAGCGATGGTCATGGATCGCCGAGTACTTGAAGCAGGCGCGCCGCGGCAGTTCTGGGTGCCAGACATGCAGCCTCTGTCCGCCTTCCAGTTGAACCTGCACAAAGCCCAGGCCGTGCAGGGTGATCTTGTCGGTCATTACGTCGTCGATGATGCTCATGAATTCACCTTTTCGAAGTAGAACACCACCGGGGCTCCGGTCTCTGCCACCAGGCCATATGCCTTGGACAGGCGGTAGATTGGGGTGTAGTTGTTCAGCGACTCGACGTGCCTTGCGATCCAACTGCGCCAACCTTCCAGTGTCTGGCCGCCCTTGCTGATGTTGCAGGGTGCGCAGGCCGGCATCATGTTCTCCAGCACGTCATGCTCTGGGCGCAGTGGCTTACCCGACACCAGCTTCCAGGTGCCGGCGGCGGTCTTCTTGGATAGCAGCTCACGCACCACCGGGGCGAGATGGTCGGCGTGCCACCGGTCACCCAGCAGCACACCGCAGTAGGCGCAGTGCCCGCCGTACTTCAGGCGCACTTGCTCGCGCTCAGCTTTATTTAGGCGCATAGGTATCCTTGCCGCTATAGCGGCTGACTTTGAAGGGGGAGGGGTTACAGGTTTTGCGGGTGGAATACGGATGTACTCCTATCGGGATTTGGCGCTCTGCCGTGATAATTTCAGGGCGTCTTCGCCTTGCTGGGTCATTTCCCAGAGAGCAGGGCTGCGCTGCACACGATTCAGCAGGCCGAGCTGGGTCAGCAGGTCAAACCAGTGCCGTCCGATGTCGGCGCCTTGCCCGTCGTCCGCGCACTCCTGGAAGCGTTCCAGTTTGCGGATCACCTTTTCGGCGAATGGATGCATCGCTGTCGCCACTGCCAATTTTTGCTGCAGTGCGTCACGCTCTTTGATTGCCTGGGCATGCTTACCGCGCCAGTGCAGTACCGCTTCCAATTCCTCTACAGTAGTCACCGGCGGTTTCCCGGTCATGCGGTGCTCGATCATCTTCCACGCGACTTCATATTCAGGCCAGTCACTTTCGATCACCAAGCATTCACGGTGTGGCAGGTGCGCCCGCAATGCGCCAATCGGCTCTATCAGGCTGGACCAGTAGCCCGCAGGCACTTTTTCCAGGTCACTACGTTTGATGACGATGTAACGGTCTTCGCGCTTGAGCTCGCTCATACAGCCTCCCTCGTTACCAGATCATGGGCATTCACAACCGTCATGCCGAGGCGTTCGGCGATCAGAACTTCCAGGCGGGCACCCTTTGAATGCTCCCAGCCGGGCAGGGTGGCCACGGTGTCGCAATCCATCAGGGCGGCAATGTCGCGGCGCATGCAGTCCGTCCAGGTGCCGCCGTCGGGGTTGAGTTCGGCGGGGTTGGTGACAGTGTGGCCGCCGGCGCGCAGGTTGGTGGTCATGGCGTGGAACGCCGCGAAGTTGAGGCCGGGCAGGCCGGTCATGGGGCCGCTGAGGTAGATGCGCTTCATGCGACCTCCTTGTCATGTCCTGGGCAGCCGCCGCCGGCAAAGTCGAACCCTTCACACGGCGGGCCAAAGGGAAGCACCTCTTTGCCCTGGGCCAGGGCTTCGAGCAGATGATCCTTCGCCTCTTCGGCGGTGCACTCACGGCCATCCACGCGGAACATGCCCTTGAGCTGGCGCTTGCTGAAGTCGCGGATTGCGCCGCGCACGCTCAGGTGAATGTGAAAGGTACGGCCGTGCGGTCCGAAAGGATCAGACGGTTTGTTTTCTGTAGGCATGGGGAGTCCTTCCGGGCCATGCCCGGGCGGTGGAGTGGGGGAGTTAGGCGGCTGGCGGCGAGTCGCGGAACACGTCCATCTGTGCTGCACCGTCTAGCCAGGCTGCTGCGATCCGGCGTTCAGCCATTGCGGCATATTCCGGGTTCAGTTCGCACAGGATTGATTTGCGGCCTTCCTGCATGGCGACCACCGCCGTAGTGCCGGCACCGCCGAAAGGGTCAAGCACGACACCGCCCTCTGGGCAGCCTGACAAAATGCATCGCCTGGCGAGTTCCTTGGGGAATGCTGCGCTGTGCCCCTTGACTCCCCGTTCGTGTGGAATATGCCATACGCTTTCCTCGGGAAGTGCTGAGCGGTCGAACCAATACCGCCGGGACTTGCTGATAAGAAACAAGTACTCGTGCTGTCTGTAGGGCCGATCCTTGACGGAAGGCTCTGAAAACGCAGTATCACGGCACCAGATAACATCGGCCCGTACAGTCCAGCCATCGGCCTGTAGAGCTTTCGCCACCATCCATGGAATGCCAAGTAGTGACTTCTTTGGATATCCTAGGCCTGGAACGTCAAGCGGACGCACCTTGGTCCTCATCCAGTCGCGTGAAGGGCTGCGCGGATCAGATCCAGTTGGTTGGCCGTTTCCACTGTAGTAGCTGTCCCCAAGGTTTAGCCATATAACACCGTCATCCTTCAGCAGCCGCCGAACTTCTGCAAATACAGACACTAGCGCGCTGACAAATTTTTCAGGTGTTTCTTCCTGCCCCATCTGACCCACCACTCCGTAGTCTCGCTGCCAGAAGTAGGGCGGGCTGGTGACGCACATCTGAACCGAACTGTCTGGCAGCGTCCGCATCGACTCAATGCAGTCGCCGATCAGTATCTGGTGTGAAGGTGGCATAGCGAATCCTCGCCGGCTGGCGCTGTTCAGTGATATGGGGTATTACGGGTGACCGGCATGGAGCCGGATCAAGGAGAGAACTTATGAGTCATGGTTTTGAGGGTGATGGACAAAGTGAAGCAGTCGCCAAAATATTGGGTATTACGGCTGAGCAAGCGGAGCAGTACGTAACCATTGATACGAATGAAAGCGATGACGGGCTTATCTACAACTACATCGCGGTTTTCGATGAGGCGACACCTCCAGAGGTTTTGGAGGCTGCTGGCGTTAGCGCTGGCGATCTGTCGGTTGAGATATCGGTAAACGCCTTCGACGAAGAAGAGTAATCAGCTTGGTTCTATGATCTCGTCGCCCGGGTCGTGCTGAATGGCGAGAAGGCTTTTATTGCGAAATTCCCGCGTCACGTTTTCGGATATCTCGAATTCGTGGCGCGGCGGTTCGAGTAGCGCTTTGGACTTCGAGCCAAGGCCATGAAGACGATGAATCATCAACGTCATCGCCTCGCCTTGCTCAGTAATGCCGGACCACTCCATCAGGTCCGCCAGGGCCGGCGGGTGCTGGGCTTGGATTGCCGCTTCGATGCCGCTGCACGCGCTTCCACAAGTTATGGGCATGGTGGCTCCTGGCCGGTATGATTGGCGATTTATCCAAAATGGTAAGTGCAATGAGATTCTCGATGCGGGTAAGGAAACGGGATTTGCTGGATTGGATGAGTAGGAATTACATCTATCTTCTTGGATTGCTGGCTTTAATAATTTCTATAATGGTTGGCGCATTAGTAATCGCCCACTTTCAATTTGGTTTGGATTTGTGGTGGATATCAATTAAAAACCCGGAGACAGCGCAGTATTGGGGGCAGCTTGGTGATTTTATAGGCGGTATATTGAACCCGCTGCTGAGTTTCTGCGCTCTAATCGCTGTGCTTTATAATTTATCTCTTCAGCGAGAAGAGCTTTCTCTTGCTCGCAAAGATGCTAAAGATGCTCAGAACATCCAGAATAAGCAAAGTGCTATTTTTCAACAGCAAAATTTTGAGTCAGTTTTTTTTAGGCTGCTTGAAGTGCATTCTTCTTTGTCCAGAAGCATAAGGGTTAGAGTGGGGGCGGGGAGCCATGCGAAGGTGCATGAAGGTGAAGACGCGTTTAGATACCTCGCGAACCATTATCTTGGAAAACTCTATCTTGAGTCCAGCACTGTTGTAGCGTCAGATCGACAGATACAATACGTTAGAGATAGCTCGCAGTTGTTTTTAGATGATCACGTTGGGTCTGTAGGTCATTACTACAGAAACATTTACCAAATATTGAAGTACGTCGACGGGTTCGGTCGTGCGTCAGTTGGCGATCCAGATAAGCCACGAGTTGGTATGGAGCTGAGGCGCGCATTGCGCTTGTATAGATCCCAGAGAGACTATGCAAATATACTGAGAGCGCAATTAAGCAGTAGTGAGGTGTCTTGTCTTTTTCTCAACTGCTTAGCTGTTCAAGGAATAGGTCTAAAATATTATGTTGAGAAGTATTCAATGTTGAAAACATTGGAGCGTTCTATCGTTGGGGAAAATCAGGATATTTTTGATCTTTTTAACAAGCTTGCCTACGCCGATTATGAGGATATGGAGATGCTTGATATTATGAGCTTGATACGCTCAAGGTATCTCGAGTCTACCAATGGTCAAGGCTGAGTTAGATTAATTTCTAAAGTAAGATTATGAGGTGAGTGCATCATCCGCCATCGTCTTCGGCGTTCATTTGGAGCGCTTCGGCAAAGCCTGCTTGCCGTAATTTTTGCGCCACGTTTTCAGATACAGTCAAATCGTGGCGCGGAATTTCGAAGAGGTAGGCGGACTTCTCGGCGCCAAGCGAGTGGGCATGTGCGATCAGACGCCAGATGGTAGCCCGGTCTTTTGTCTCGCCCAGCTCGGCGGTGAGCGCTTCCAGTCGGTCGCGCACTCCCTGGCGGAAGTAGTGGCGGATGATGTCGGACGGCCCTTGGACCTTCTGCGGCGCTGGCGGCAGATCCTCGGCCCGGCCGTTCAGCACCAGCAGTTGCACCGCCTCGCTGACTTCCTCTACATCATGCCAGATCATCAACTCGTCTAGCATCTGCCGGGTACCGTATGGGACCGTGTGCCGCAATTCCTGCTCGCCCAGTTCCTGCCGCTTCTCGGCAACCTTGGCCGTTCGTTCTTCCTGGCTCACAGCCATGGCCTACCTCTTCTATTCCGCTGGCCGGCAGTGCGAGCCAGGTTTGACGTTTGCGTTGCTGGGTGCGGGCTATGCGGCGCATGAGGTGCTTCCACGCCGGGCCTTTGGATAGTCGATGCCGTGGGCCGCGATGATCCGCTCAAAGGCCTTATTGTTGATGGCGAGCTTTCCGCAGCACTGGCGCCGTGTGATTCCAAGCTCCAGGAATGCACGGATGCGCTCGGCGTACTTCGCGTCGCGCTCACCCATTTGGTCTCGGCGATAGTTGTTATTCGCACCACCTCGCTCCGGCTTCTTGAACGTGATGTCGTTCATGGTGGCGTGCTTGTAGACGTTGCGGCGACTGATGCCAAGTGCGGCGGCGGCCTCTGTCTGGGTGTGCGTGGCGCTCAGTTGGCGCATGTGCTCGACCAGCTTTAGCCTGGCCTGCTCCCGAACATCTTCCCTGTCCAGGGGCAGGGGAGCTGCTTCAACCCTGCGCCGAATGAACGGCTTGGGCGCTGGCGGCTCTTGAGGTACGTATACGACCGGTTTCGGCGGTGGTGGAGGCTTTATTTCCTCTATCTCACCGCCGGCCGCCACAAACTCAGCGACCTGGGCGGCCAGCTCGTTCGAAGACTTCCGAAGGCGTTCTACTTCGTTCTGTAGGATGCTGATCATGACTACCTCACTTGATGCTGATCGAGCTTTTGCCGATCTCGGAGTGGGCGCCAGGGACCTCCTGTCCATCCTTCAAGGCCTTGGCGATGGCTGCCTTGTCCGGCGCACTGGTTACTTTGACGTTGACGAAGTCGTCAGGGATGGCCTTTTCATCGTCGATGACCACGATGGGCTTGCCCTTGCCACAGGTTATGGTAAACAGCGGGTGGGTAATCTTGGTGATCCCTGCCGCGTCCATGTTGCTGCGCAGGTACTCCTTGAGGCTTTCCTTGCGGTTGTTGATGATCCGCTTGCGCTCGGTCAGCCGGTCAATCTGGGACTGTATTGCCTCAAGGTCGCCGTCGATGTTCAGGGTGATCATGGCGATGGCCTTGCCCTTCTCCTGAAACTCGCCTTCGATCCCTTCCATCGTGTCGCGCAGGGCGATGGCAAGGTCTTCGTCGGCGGTCTCGGCCAGGACGGCCAGTTCTTTGAACTGTTCAGCAATGGTGTAGAGCGTGGTCATGCTGCTGACTCCTGATCAAAGCGGGATTTCTGCTCGTCGTACTCGCGCACGATCCGGGTGACGGCTTTCGTGTCGCTGCGCAGCGTCAGGCGGCGCACGGCAACGTCATGGAACGCCTTGAGTTCCTTGGGCGTTTTGGCGGTCTTCAAGGATTCAATGACGGACGCGATGTAGTCCAGGCGCTCCTGCTTTTGGCGCTCTTCCTCGGCGACCTTGTCTTCGGCCTGCTCTATCGCTTGCTCATCAGCCAGAGCGCTGACGTAGTCCTTGTCGTCGAACATCCCCAGGAACACGTCGGCGCTGAACCCGAGCGAGCTCAAAGCCTTCTTGATGGCGTCTGTGAGGCTTTTCTTTGGGGCCTCACCGTCTGTGAGCATCCCGTACGACGCCTTGTAGATGTAGTTTGTGCAGCCATACGATTCGATTTCGCCGCGCTGGCCGTCGAGCATGAACCAGAAGGCGATACGCACAGTGTGGTTACTGGTAAAGCCCAGGCTAGATCGCTTTTCACCTTCGCCGATGAACACCTCGACGCCAGGGTCGAAACGCTCTTCCAGCACTTTCCAGCCGAAACCGATGCCTGCCGGACCGAACACTTCGGTGGCCTTCATGATCATCGCCGTGCCGTTCAGGCTGGTGATCTGCTGCCCGCCGACCTTGGCGTCTTTCGTGTAGCGGGTGTCCGTCTTATCGACGAGATCCCAAATCTTCATGTTCTTGTCAGACATGATTGCTCTCCGCGCCACCGGAGAGGGGCGCTGTGAAGGGGGTTATTGGGTGGCTTTGGCGATTACTGGCATGGGCGAGAATAGATAATCGCGAGCTTTCGCTACTGCGGATTCGGCCTTGTTTAACCATGGCCTGAAGTGACTTTCGATGTAATCCAGATCCACATCCGAAAGAACAAGCTCGCGCTTCAAGTCCTCCAGCGCCTCAAGCAGATCAGGCGCGGCAACAAACAGATTGGCGTTTGCTCGCTGCTGATCGGGCGTTTCAGTTGGGCCAACGGCTGCCACTTCCTGAATCGTCGAGCCGCGCAGCCTGGCCTCAACGTAGATCGTTCCGCCGTGCGGGCAGGAGGTAAAGAATGGCCCGGGCGTGTGCTTGACTTCGTTCATGTCGGTTACCTATTGAGTAATTCGGTCAGCGAGGGCGCTGAGCAACATCAGGAAGGTGAGGATGGAGAGTGCTATGGCAGACCCGCGCCATGAGCAGTAGCGCTTGGCTCTTTGGTAACTGGTCATGGCTTTACACCTAAGCGCTTGAGCAGGTTGAACACGCCACGACCTGGGCGACCACCACCGCGAGGAATGTACTTGCCAGTGCCGGGCCAGAAGTCGGCCACCTTGCCGTCATGGCTGACGATCAGGTGGGCGCCCATGTTCTTGGTTTCGAACTGAATGCCGCGTTCCGCCAAAATGACAGCGCTCTTTTCGCGGTTGTCAGCCCGGCGCGCTTCGCTTTCTCCTTTCCAGCCCAGCGCCTCGGTGCGTTCGATATCCCTCACGGCCGAACCCTCACCGCGATCCGTCCGCCCTTCATTGTCGGCGCCAGGCGCTGTGGCAGGTCCCGCACCAGGTCTTCACGCTTTCGACCGATCAGTTCATTGAAGGGAAGGCCGAAGCCCAGCATTGCGATTTTCGACTCGATGTCGTCCAGCTGGCTGTCGATCAGCGATTTAACCGGCGCGGTAGTCATGCGGTCTCCTTGCGCTGCCTGGTGATCTTCAGCAGGCGCTGGCAGTAGTGGTTGAACTCTTCGGTGGTGATCACGCTGCCGGTGAGCATGTTGGTGATCATGTTCAGCACGATGTGCTGAGCGCCTTGCGGGCTTTCCGGATGGGTGAGGGTGTCGAGCGCCTCGTCGATCAGGATGTGAGGGCTCATAGGTCCGCATCCACATCGTCTTCGGCCTCTTCCCGCTCCGCTGCTACCGCATCGGCGGCGTAGGGCCTGAGCAGGTCCATGGCGACCTTCTCGGCGGCTTCGATGGGGCGTTGCTCGCCAATCAAGTCGGCGGCGTGGCCTCTCGAATCTGCCTGGCTGCCCAAGATCGACGACAGGAAGAGCCGTGCGAATGAGTCGCGCTGATCCAGGCCATCGATCTGGCGCTGATTCAGGACGCCTTGCAGATAGGTGCAGTACCGGTCGAACGTGACTACTTGCGGTTGACCGAAGCGGCGCTTCCACCTGATGTCCATCCCGCTCACCAGTTGCTCGGCCGAATGCTCAAGCCATTCCGTCACCTCGTCGCTCTCGCTGATCTCTGGAGGCAACTGAGCGTCGTAACGCTCCTGGCATATCTTCAATGCTGCGTTCATGGTTGCCTCCGGGGTGGCGTTATTCGGTGGGCGGGGCGGGCAGTGGCATCCATTGGGTGGGGCTATGCATTTCCCCAGCATCCGGCGGTGTGCGCTCATCGTCGTCTTCGTCGACGTATCCGTAGAAAACCTCATCGTGATAAGTCGACGGGGCGACATAGCGGCGCCCGAATGTGTTCGCATACTGAAAGCCGGTGCAGATGACTTGCTGGCCCTCTTCCGGCAGCCTGTCGCTTACCTTGATCCAATCGCTCATGGCGACCTCCAGTGTTTGGGGTTAGGTGGAACGGGCGGCTGTATGCGCCGACCGGTTTGGCATCCTGCAAATAAGGCCGAACTCTTCGCCGATTTCGATTACCTCACGGAACGGAAGGCCGTCATCAGCGAGCAAGCCTTCGTGCTCCACGTCGAACTGCCAGATCAAATCCATGAGGCTGTCGCAGCCCATGCAGGTCTTGACTGCGTAGAAATCACCATCCCACTTCCCGGCAATGTTGATGTAGCGCTCACCGGGGTTGATGGTCCGGCAGCAGCATTCGCAGTTGTGCGGTCTTCTCGCCTTGACGATGTTTTTGCTTTGGAATGAATCGCTCATGACTCTCTCCGGGTGGTTCACCTGTATTCGTCAACACACATGCCTCCCGCTGGTTGCCGATGGGCGCGGGGGACGAGTGCTGACGGGTAGAGGCGAGGTGTTTAAAGCCCCAGTTATGGGGCTTGAGGTGGGCGGGGTCAGACTTTGTAATGTCCGATGAACTCGGCGTGATCCGGCAATGAGGAAGAGTGGCCCCAGTCATCCGGGTTCTTTGGACCGAAGTCGCGGCAGTTCAGGCCGTGTCCCGAGGAGACCAGGACCTTTCCGCAAGGCAAGACCGCGTAGTGATTTTCGGTAGTTCTGTTCTCGTCGTTGGTGTAGGTGAGGAAACCTTTTGCCAGATCCTGTTTCATTTCGTCTTACTCCGGTGTTCGGTTGTTTTCCAAATGCCCACCGCTCTGGATGGGCATCAGTGAAAAGGTCCGTCAGTCGTCTTCGTCCGCCTCGATCATCTTTTCGATGTCGGCGGCGGCCGGCTTCTGCCAGTTTTTGATCTGGCCTGTCTCCAGATCGATGTTCAGGATCAGGTAGTCGCCGTAGTGCTGGCCGGGGAAGAAGTCCGGCACGTAGCCTTCATAGCTGCCGACCTCTTCGCCTTGGGCGTCCTTCAGGCCAGCAGCGAACCCGTCGCGGACCTTGATGTGGAGGTGCAACTCAGTCACATCGACCTGCACCGTTTTCTGCTGATTGATTTGCATGCTGCTGTCTCCGGGTTGATTTCCCGTCAGGCCCTCTTGCGAAGGCCTGCCAGTGAAATCTGTTGTCTCCACCACGCGCATCGCCCGATTCATATCTCTGTCCAGGTCACACATTTCGTGTCCGGTGTTCTTCCTGGCTGGCTTGCGTGGTTTCGCGTACTCACATGAGGGAGTACGGCAGCTATCCAGAGGCTGCATGGGCGGCGATTTAGCTTCTTCCGACCCAGGTAATGGCCTGGGTACGTCGCGGGGGTCACGTCAGACTGTTAAAGAGCGACAGGCCTGAGGCCCTGGCGAGTCCCTGTTGGGTGACTCGATGGAGTGAACAATACCGCCGGTATTCTACAAGGTCAATACCGCCGGTCATGTATTTTTCATTGGGCGTAAAAAAACCCGCTCAGTGGCGGGCTGTTTGGAGGGCGCGATGCGTCAGTCGGGGCCCTGGGCCTTCAGCCTGGCCAGGCCCTGCTTGATGTGATCGGCATTCTCGCCGATGGTGAAGAGAGCGCCGCGCACGTTATCACCGGCCTCGGCATCGCCCTGGCGCTCCACAAAGAGGGCGAGTTCCATGATGGCCGCCTCTAGGGCGAGCTGGTTCTCATAGATGCGCTCAAGCATATCGGGGAGTGAGTAGGGCGCAGGCATTGAAAGGCTCCGAGAATGGGAGCCGAAAGTGTAGCAAGGAGGACAGAAACAAGAAGCCCGGCGCTGGGCCGGGCGCTATTGCTAGCTCGATTTTACTGTCGGTGCAGGGGCTGGTGCTGGCGTGCTCTTTTGATTTTCCGCCGTGCTCGGCTCAAGAGTAGATGTAGCCGTGCTTTTACCCAACTGGAAAGCACTTAACATGTTCGATGTAAGCGCTGTATTGAATCCAGCCACTCCGAGCACGATAGCAAGCACAGTCGAGACCGCTGTCACGATCAAAGTGTTTTTCATTGAGCTGATGCTGGTCTTTGTGTCTCCGTTGTCCTTGCCAATTTGCGCAAGCACACTGTCAAGACGCTTGTCCCGCTCAGCCTGAGCGGATAGAAACCCCTCTATCTTTGAAGACACTGATTCCACGCGAGCATCCATCTTGGCCTCGATGGTCTCGAGCTTAGCGTTGAATTCTTCACGAGTAATGTCATTCATGTTTTTAGTATAGGCCGGTAAATCGGTTAGCTGAAAGTCGTTTAAGGCCATCTCTGTCCAATTTGGAGACGACGCCGGCCTTCTAGATTTCCAAGGTCTCAGATCAGCGGTCTTTAATCCAAGCCCGTCATTCTGGAGCAATTGGCGAATCCTCGATGACGATTTCAAGCAGGCTTGGGGTAAGCGCGATGTTACGAACAAAATTACAGTTCTTACACACGAGGGCCAAAACAGGGTAACCGCCGATGTACATGTCGCCCTTTCCGTCGCCGTATGGGAGTGCCGACCCTACATGCCCAGATCCATTGACTGCCGACCAGTTATGGTTCGAGCAGAATGGGCATTTACTGCTGGTGGTCCGCTCAGCTAGCCAACCAGCTAGCTTTTCTATGTTTATTCCAGGTTTCGCATTTTCTAAAGCCATCACGACCTCCCTATCAATTTGTACGCGTTATGCGTCGAGCCGGCTGAATTATCAAAATTCGGGTCTAAAGCATCCCACCGCGCCAAACCACGCGACCGATGATGCGAACCTCGTTTATCTCCCCGTCGCGCAGCGTCTCATCGCCGTAGCGTGCCTTGTCCGGGTTGTCGCTGCGAATGATCCAGCCGTCGAAGTCTGACTTCACCAGGCGCTTTACGATCGTGCCCTTTGATTCGCTCTGCATGGCGAATATCTGGCCGTCCTTCGGTTCCACTCTCGATTCATCTACCAGCAGCACGTCGCCGTCATTGATGGTTGGCTCCATGCTGTGCCCGTTCGCGTAGATCACGTCCAGGTTCTTCTGGTTGAGGTTATTTGCGCGAAGCCAGGCCGACTTGAACGCCATGACACCGCGGATCTCGACGTGCGGGTTGTCGTCCCCGTCGCCGGTTGATCCGCGCGCGGTCAATTGCAGGACGCCGGTGTAGCCGGATTCGTCGTTCAGATCGAAGCTGCGCGGGGGGGTGCGGCCGTCAGATGCCTGTTGCGCAACTTTTCCAGGCAGCGCCTCGGACATTTTTTCGATTTGCGCAGCCAGGGTAGGGCTTATCTCAGAGACGGGAACTCCCAGAGCTCTTGCAAACACGACTGCCGCATTCACGCTCAGCGCGGTGCGGCCGTTCATGAAGTGACTGACAGCGCCTTGGGTGACGCCATCACCCAAATCGGCGGCGAGCTTTTCCTGCGTGAGCTTGAGCTCTCCGCGCTTAGCCTGGAATAGGGATTTGAGCCGGGCGCTGTCTTGCAGCTGCCATTCGGATAACGGAAGCCGTCGGGAGTCTTTTTTCATTCGCTGATGGTATTACCCACGGTATTTACTTAACCAATATCGCCGGTATTGACTATGAACAATACCGGCGGTCATACTTGTGGTGAAATCTACGTAGAGGACGCCGCAATGCGCCGAATCACACTCACCGAATTTGCCAAAGAGCACGGCCATACCAAGGCCGCACAAATGCTTGGCTGCACACAGGGCGCGCTGAGCAAGGCGATCCGTGTAGGCCGCGATGTGTTCGTGACCCTCGAAGAGGACGGCAGCTTGTCGGCCCAAGAGCAGCGTCCGTTCCCATCGCAGAAATCAGCTGCATAACCCTTTCGAACAACCAAGGAGCCTCACCAATGGCATACGACGACACACGCCACCTGAAAGACCGGGAGATCAAGTCCCGTTATGACGATGAAACCTATGAAGCGTTAAAGGCTGTGGCTCGCCTGCACAAGCTGCAGCTGGCCGTGTTTGTGCGCATGTGCGTCGAGGAGAAGTTGGAAAGCATCGTTGAACCGAATGCTACCGGTAAACACATGCAGGCCTGAAGGCCCTGAAGGAGGCTATGTGCCTGAAACCACGATCTGCCACGGGATCGATGGGCGCCTCTACGAAAAGCTTGAACGACTGGCGAAAGCTGAAGGGATGACCCCCGACGAGTACGCCGCAAAGCTTGGAGCGGAGCGTTTTTTCGAGAAGACCAGGCCAAGAGGCGCCGGAAAGATCCGGCATCTGCCAACAACAAGGCGAGAACCGCCGAAGCCCGGAATAGGGCCTGAAAAAGGAGGGCCTGATGAAGACCTCAACCAATAAACCCAAATCGCAGGCACAAAAAAGCCGGGGCGCAATCCCGGCTCTTTTTACATCGCTTGCAAATAACGTTTCAACGTGGAGCTGATTATGCATACGTCGAACACTGATGTACAGGCCCTCAATAATCCCGCGCCACGTTTTCTGCAATCGCAAAACGTGGCGCGGACAATGTCATCCGTAGATCTGCGCGACCTTGTAAACGATGCCCGCACCCGTGCAGGCGAGTCAAAGGTCAGAAACGACCAGTTCATTATTCGCGTAGAGGACGAGTTATCCGGCGAGCTGGGGGTATGCAGTTTTATTGCACACCCCCAAAGCGGGGTAATGATGGCCTCGTACGACCTGACCCTGGACCAATGCACCCTTGTGGGGATGCGTGAATCAAAGGCTGTTCGCCGCACAGTCCTGCAAAAGATCAAAGATCTGGAGGGGCCTAAGCAGCTCTCGACCATCGAAATCCTGCAGATCGCCATGGAGTCTGAAAAGGCCCGCTTGATGCTTACCGCCCAGGTTGAGCAGCAGGCTACCAAGATCCACTCCCTGGAGAACCTGTTCAAGGAAGGCATGACCCACACGCAATTCTGCAAAGGCCTCAATGGGGTCAACGTCATGCAGGTGGGCAATTACCTGGAATCGCGCAGCTGGCTCTACAACGAGAGCAAGTCCGGTACCCGTCACCGTGTTGGCTCGTATGCCCGCGACAAGTACATGACCGAGCACCAGGTCGAGGTCACGCCGCACGGCAAAGACCCGTTTATCTCCTACACGGCCATCCTGCTGAAGAAGGGCGCCGCACGCCTGTACGACCTGTACCTGGCCGGCGAGCTGCCCATGAAGAAGACCTGGGACGGCCTGTTCACCCATGACAAGGCTATGCGAGGTGCGGCATGAGCATTGGATTCGTCTATTGCCTCACCAATTCATCCATGCCGGGCATCTGCAAGATTGGCCGGACTGATCGCTCACCATCCCAGCGGTGCAAGGAGTTGTCGGCATCAACCTCGGCACCTACCGAGTTCCACATTGAGTTCTATGCAGAAGTTGAGGATTCCGCCCTTCTTGAGCGAGATATCCACGCTGCATTTTCAAAATTTCGCGTCAATGAAAGTCGTGAGTTTTTCACTTGCAGCCCTGGCCTGGCTTTCCACTGGCTGCAATGCAATGCCGAGCTTCTCACCTACTGCCTGAATACCGACATTTGGGCTCAACAGGATCAGCTGCGCGCTGAGGGCGGGTTGGTTCTGCCTGACGTCAGCAACGTTATTCGGGTGAACTTCTAATGGCCGGGGATTGGATCAAAATGCGAATCGACCTTCAGACGCACCCGAAAGTGTTCCGCATGGTGTCCGCATTGCAAGCGGACAGATTGCGGATCATCGGCGGACTGCATGTCGCCTGGAGTATCTTCGACACGCATTCGAGTGATGGAGTGTTGGTGGGTTACACCGTGGATGCGATGGATGCCGTGGTTGGTTGGCCGGGCTTCACTCAGGCCATGATCGACGTTGAGTGGGCGTCTGTAGATGATGGCGGAAGCCTTGTTATGCCTCGCTTCGACGAACATAACGGGGCAAGCGCCAAGCGTCGAGCCAATGACAACGAGAGGAAAAGGACCGCACGAAAGTCGGATGGTGTCCGCAAAATGTCCGCAAGTGATGCGGAAGAAATGCGGACCAGAGAAGAGAAGAGAAGAGAAGATCAAAACCCTCTCTCTGCGCGGGGATCAGTTGACCCTCGCATGCCCAGCGAAATGACCCTCGACTGGCACCCTGACGACAAACTACTGAAAACTTACTCGGTGCATTCAGGCGTAGCGCTGGACCTGTTCACCGAAGATGCGCGCCGGGCATTCACTGCCCACTACGAGCCACGCGGCCAGGTGAACACCCAGGCCGAGTGGGTGCAGATGCTGGTCAAGTGGGTGCTCAACGATCGCAATCGTGCAGCAGCGTCGAACGTTAGGCAGTTCACGCCACGCCCAAGCACAGAGCCTGACTTCGACAGCAATGCCTGGGCCGAAGGCCTTGTGGTGAGCCCATGAAGCCAGCCAGCCAACTGATGGCGACCATGGGCAACCTGCCGCCAGCCGTTAACGCTCAGCCGCTCCAGGTGACGCCGCAGACGGCAGAGGTGGTGAACGACCTGTTCCGCCGGCTGCGTGGGATCTTCCCTGCATGGCGCCAGGCGTGGCCGTCCACCGAAGCGCTCGATGCTGCCAAGGCCGAATGGATCAAGGAGTTCGCCGACGAAGGTATCCGCACTCTGGAGCAGATTGAATTCGGCATCCAGAAGTGCCGGAAGCTCAAGAAGCCTTTCGCGCCGAGCGTGGGGGAGTTCATCGCCATGTGCGTGCCGGGCCCTGAAGACTTCGGCATGCCTTCGGGCGCTGGGGCATGGATGGAAGCTCTGATAGAGACCTACAGCCACGAAGGCGTGAAGATCGCAGCCATCGCCACGGGCCTGTTCGACCTGCGTTCAGCCAAGCAGGAAGACAAGGGCCTACGTCAGCGCTTCGATCACAACTACGCCGTGGTCATTCGCCGCGCCCAGGAAGGCCAGCCGCTGAACGGGAAGATCCTCACCGGTATCGGCCACGACAGCCAGAAGACTGCCTTTGAACTCGCCAACGAGCTGGCCGACCAGCAGGTCCAGGCAAAAATCATTCAGCAAGGCATCCCGGCCGACGGCAAGTCCGCCCGCGAGCTGCTGCTGGCAAAAATGAACATCAAGCGCGAGCTGGTGTGCGGCGCGGAGAAACGAACATGAGTGATATTTGCGACCAGGCTGACCATGTAATCGAAGAAGCCCTGAATCGGTCCCTTTCCCAGATCCCTCGCTACACCGGTATCAGCGCCACAGAGTGCGTGGGGTGCGGTGAGTTGATCCTGGAGGGCCGTCGTGTGGCTATTCCGGGGGTGACGCTTTGCACGCCTTGTGCTGAGCGTGAGGCGCTGGCTAAGAAGGGAGTGCGGCGGCTATGAGCGAAATAACCAGAGCTGCAATCGGAATGCCATTCAGCATGGCGATGGAAAACGAGCTGTCCCGCCGACAGTTCCACTCCATCGCCCAGGCGCTGCTGATCGAGCGTGACCGTATCCGCGCCGAAGTAGCCGGCCTACGCACCGGTTACGAAGCCTACGAGCAGGTGAATGCGGAGCTGAAGGCTGAGGTGGAGAAACTGCGGAAATACGGGGAAGAGTTTGCCGTATTAGCTGAGCGCCGCCGCGAAGAGGCCGACGCGTTGCGCAAGGATTCCGAATCCTATCGCTTGTTGAGCTTCTGCCATGGGCAGGGAACGCTGGAACTGGTTCGGTCTCACCATGAGCTGTGCGCCGAGATTCGCCGGTTGAAAATTCTCGCCGGCGAGCCAGTGCCGCCAACTCCCGAAGAGTTCATTGGGCCAAGCCCTGAAGGTCCGACGGCGCGCATCCGCCGGAAGCTGGCCGCCATAGGCAAGGGAGAACAGTCATGAAGCGAAACTGGACAGTCGTGGTTCCAGGCTACCCGCCATTCCCAATGATCCTGCTGGATGGCGAGCTGGATCATGCCGCGGCAACTCGCGAGGCTCGCGGCATCTGGCCTGCGTGTGAGGTTCAGCCATGACTGACAAAATCTCCGTCAACTGCCAGGCCAAGCTCTCCGAGGCCATCACCAGCCTGACCGCCATGTATCGCGACAAGAAGTACGTGGTGGTCTCCCTGCGCCCTGGCAAGGACCGCACCCTGGACCAGAACGCCCTGTGGTTCGCGATGTACAAGCGGATTGCCGAGATGACCCAGATCGGTGACGCCGCCGACGCCCGCCGGTACTGCAAGCTCCACTTCGGTGTTCAGATCCTGCTGAACGAAGACGCCGGTTTCCAGGCTGACTGGTACCAGGTCATGCGCCACCTGACCTACGAGACCAAGCTGGCCTTGATGGGCGGCTGCAAGCTGTTCGGCCCGGATGGTATGCCGGTTACCAGCCTGTTCAATCGCGCCCAGGGCATCCAGTACACCGACCGCATCGCTCACTACTTCACCGGCCAAGGTGTTGTGTTTACTGACCTGCTTAGCCAGGAGGCCGCATGACCATCGAACGGAAGCCGGCCAAGCCGAAGAAGTGCCGCGTCGCTGCGTGCAGGGCCTCATTCGTCCCCTCGCGGATGGGGCAGGCGGTTTGCAGTCCAGCCTGCGCGCTGATCGACGGGCCTAGGCACGCGCCAAAGGCACGCAAGGCGCTGGCTGACATCGAGCGCAAGGACATCAAGGTCCGCAAGGAGAAGCTGAAGAGCAGGGCGGACCACCTCAAAGATACCCAGCACGCATTCAACGCCTGGATACGTGCCCGTGACGCCGGACAGCCCTGCATCAGTTGCGGCACCACTGCGGATGTTCAGTACTGCGCTGGGCACTACAGAACAACCGCCGCAAGCCCAGAGCTCCGCTTCGAGCCGCTCAACGTAAACCTCCAGTGCAATCGCAATTGCAACATGGGCAAGTCAGGAAACCTTCTTGGGTATCGGCCTGGCCTGATCCAGAAGATTGGCATCGAGGCCGTTGAGTGGCTGGAAGGGCCTCATCAGCCCAAGAAGTACACCGTGGAAGAGCTGAGGGCGATGACCGCCGAATACCGGGCAAAGACCAGAGAACTCAAGAAGGGGCAGGCAGCATGAAAATCAACTCAGCGCGCCAGGCTTGGCATGACTGCAAGTACAACCCGGCCCCCGGCCAGACCTCCGATGTTGTGCAGCTCGGCGTGGTGGTGCAGAACACCGAGCGCGGCCCTACGGCAAACCACGCAGTGCACGGGGCACTGGCTGGGCACATCCAGTCGGCAATCGCTCGTCTTCACCCGCAGATCCGCGTATTCGGTGACTTCATGTACGCCGCCGAGCAAAGTGACGATATCCGGGAGGCGGCGGAAGAGGTCGTGTTCCTGCTGGTGCAAAACAGGTCTCTACGCATGACGGCTGCCAAGCGAGAGAAACTGGAGTTCGTCGTAAAGGGTGTGCTACGCCGGTACCAGTACATGCACCAGGGCGGGCAATCGTCCAACGAAGACCCCCTCGCCAACGCCGAGAAGTTCAGGGCCTGGATGTGGCAGGTCTACGAAGTGCGCCTGGAGTCGTGCAACTGGGAGCGGGATTGGGGCGGCGTGCTGCAGCTGATCTTCGAGTGCTGCGAGGATCTGGATCGGCGAGCATTGAGCCCCATTGCAGCGGTAATTTACGAAATGCGCGAGGCCGCATGAGGGCCTATTGCGTTCCCGTGCGGCTGGTGATACCTTATCGCCACTGTTAGAGTTTTGCCTTCGGCAACTTACTCTCGAAACACTAAACCCGGCCCTGCGCCGGGTTTTTGTTGAGTGCTAAACGTCGATGCCCATTGCTTTGGTGATCAGCGGGGCGCCCAGCGCGAGGAATTGATCAACCAGTTTCGATGTTGCTGCCTTCGTTCCCTCGGCTGAGGCAGTTTTTAACTTGTCACCCAGTGTCGCTGAGCCAATTTCGGGTTGGTCTACATGCTTCATGGATTTGAGTCCAGCTGCCGAAAGCGTATACCTGCCATAGAACCCGCTGGATCGAGAAGAGAGATAGCCCTCCTCGGCCAACCACTTAGCAGCGTTCTGGGCAAAACGATCAAGACTATGCCATTCATCAGTGTGAAGCTCTTCACCGATCTCGTTGCGGGTCGGCTGTTCCTCGGTCATGCCCAGAGCGTTGATGTCGATGTAGCACGGCTCTGGGAAGGTCTCGTACAGCGCTGCGAGAATCTTCGCGGTGACCTCGTCAAAGCGTTCGATGTTCGTTTTTTCCATCATTCTTCCGCCGTCGATTAGGTGGAGTATCACGATAGCACGCAGACGACGCCTTTTCGCTCAACCTTCAGCCATGGCAGCCTTCGGGAAGACCCTTGGCCGACAGCTCGGAAAGACGAGCGCACCTATTCAGGGCCTCGACATTGATCGAGGCCTTTTCGTTTTCGGCTCCACCACACCCATTGCTCCGAGCTGGGAGTGCTGTGTGAGCCGATTCAATTCCAAAACATGCCCCACGGAGTAGAGCGCATGGAGTATCTACAGCGCCTGCTCGACAAGATCGACAGGTTCGAATTGTTGATTGCGGGGCTGATTGGGGCTGTTGTTGCGAGCTGGTGGCACAAGGACGACTTGTCCGACTGGCGCGCCTGGATGGTGTTCTTGGTCACCGGGGTGGCCTGCTCGCTGTACCTGACGAGCATGGTCAGCGCCTACCTGAATGTCACTGAGCCGAAGATCGTCGCCGGGATTGGTTTTCTCTTGGGCACCTTCGGTGGCTCGCTCCTGGCAGCAATCAACCGAGCCATCAAAGCCGCTGACCTCTGGGCGCTTATCCGCCAGCGGTTCGGGGGAGGCAATCCACCATGAATCTTGAACTGATCAACTCAATCGCCTGCGGCCTGATCGCCTTCTGGGCTACCTGGTGCGTACTGAGCGGGAAGGTGAGGGACGGCATTCTCGGGAAGCTGATCTACACCACGATCGCCATCACGGGTTTCGTCGTGTCTGTGCGCAGCCAGAACATCTTCTTCGGCCCGACCACGGCGGGCCTGACGCTGCATGTCGCCCTGGCCCTGGCCGGTGCCCGCCATATATTCATGGTCACCTACTGGCAGGCGGTAAAGGCCTGGCTGTGCAAGACGCTGAACTGCGAGCAGTGCATGGGCTGCCTTAAGGCGCCTGAAAGCATCGACCAGCCAAAGCAGTAATTCGCGCCACGTTTTCGAATGCGCAAAATAGTGGCGCGCAATCATCTATTCCACCTCATCACGCGAGGCATGCAGTCTCAAAGGATCCCGTATGGCGCTGACAGCAAAACAGCAGCGCTTTGTCGATGAGTACCTGATAGACCTCAATGCCACGCAAGCCGCGATCCGTGCGGGCTACAGCGAAAAGACTGCCAGGTCCATCAGTAACGAGAACATGACAAAACCTGACATCCAGGCGGCCATAGAAAAAGGCATGCAGGCTCGTTCAGGCCGGGTTGAGATAACCCAGGACATGGTGTTGCGCGAGCTCGCCAAGATCGGCTTTAGCGACATCCGCAAGGTCGTGCGCTGGGGTGAGACGCAAGTCCGCATGGCCGATGGTGAGGATGATGGCCCAGAAGACATGGTGCCTTATCACGGACTGGCACTCATCGACTCCACCGAGATCGACGACAACACTGCCGGCGCTATCGCTGAGGTATCCCAGGGCAAGGAAGGGCTGAAGGTCAAGCTGCACGACAAGAAGGGCGCACTGGTCGACATAGGCCGTCACCTGGGCATGTTCACAGCTCCAGGGCATGCCGCGCTTGATGCGGAATTGAAGCGACTTGAGCTCGAGAAGCGCCGTGCTGAACTCAAGCTGATCGAGAAGGGTGGTGGTAATTCAAATGCCCAGTTGTTGGCTGACCTGATTGCGAGGATGCCATCATGATCGCCAATACAGGCAACCTTATGCTGGATCGACAGCTTGCGCGCTGGTACCCACTCAAGGATCACCCTGTACAGCTCGCATTGGTTGCAGCGGTAGCAGAAGGTATCCGGTTCCCACTAGTACCGGCTGGCCGTCGGAGCGGCAAGACAGAGCGCTTCAAGCGCTTTCTGGTCAAGCAAGCCTTTGCATACTCAGGCATGTACTTCGCCGCAGCTCCTACGCATGCCCAGGCCAAGAAGATCTTTTGGGATGACCTCAAGCTATTCACCTTGAGCTGCATGCACAGCCGACGGCCTTCCGAGTCCGACCTGATTATCTACCTTGACAACGGTAGCGAGATTCACGTCATCGGCCTGGACAAGCCGCAGCGGATCGAAGGTATCCCGTGGACGGGTGGCGGCATTGATGAGTTCGCAGACATCAAGCCGGATGCCTGGGAGGCGAACATTCTCCCAGCGCTGAACACCGTCAACCCGACCATGCCTGACTATCGGGCGTGGTGCTGGTTGCTTGGCGTGCCGGACGGCCTGAACCATTACTACGACCTGTGTATGCAGGCTGAGAGCGGCGAAGACCCCAACTTCCGCGTCTTCCACTGGAAGTCTGCTGAGATCCTTCCTGCTGACGTAATGGACGCTATGAAGCGGGCTATGTCTGCCAAGCAGTTCAAGCAGGAGTTCGAGGCATCGTTTGAAACAGCTTCTGGCCGGATCTACGAGGACTACAGCAAGGCGAACACCACGAATGCAGTCATCGAGCCGCATGAGCAGCTGATGTGGATGCATGACCAGAACTTCACTCCCTTGTCGTCAGCGGTGGGCGTCAGGCGAAATAACGGAAAAGACCTGTACCTGCTGGACGAGATTGTCCTGATCAGCGCTGTATCCAAGCAGGCCGCCATCGAGTTCGTCGACAAGTTCAAGGATCACCAGAACAAGCACGTGCTGATCTACGGTGATCCGGCGGGCAAGGCGGGCGAGAAGCATGGCCATGCGTCTGACTACACCGACATTGAGGGCGTACTGAAGGCCAATGGCTGGAGGTACACCCGAAAGGTCAAGGCTGCGCACCCGGCAATCAAGGATCGGCAGAACGCGGTCAGGGCCAAGATCATGACGGCGGCTGGCGACGTTAGCCTGTTCGTGAACCCTACCAAGGCGCCCTGGTGCCACAAGGGCCTCAGCACCGTGCAGCTTCAAACAGGTTCCTCTTTCCAAGAGGACCAGAAGAACGACTACCAACACATCACAACCGCGATCGGCTATTGCGTCGACGTTGAATGGCCGGCTAAAGGCCGATTCTCTTATGCAGGTGTCTCCTAATGGGCGTAGTTCGCTACCTGAGTGACAAACTGGTCAACCTGGTGGCGAACCTGGGGACCGAGCGGGACAAGTCGTCCAGTTCGGCCTATGCGCCCGTTCTGTTGACCGATGAGCAATTGATCAACGCCTACCGAGGGGCTTGGTTACCACGGAAGATTGTCGACATCCCAGCACTTGATGCAACGAGGCGCTGGAGAGGATGGCAGGCGGATAAGCCGCAGATCGAGAAGATAGAGGCCGAGGAAATGCGCCTCGGGCTTCGTGCGAAGGTGCGCCAGGCCATGACCAGGGCGCGCCTTTTCGGGGGTGCAGCCATCTTCATCGGTACGGGGGAGCGGAATACCGCTACTCCTCTCAGATCAGAAGTGGTGTCCTCTGGGGGTATCAAGTATCTGGCGGTGATGAATCGTCGGCAGCTGTCACCTACCGAGATTGAGCAAGATCCGCAGCAAGAGCTGTTCGGTAAGCCCAAGGCATATCGCCTGGCCGGCAGCCAACTGGACATTCACCCGTCGCGGCTGGTGATCTTCTCTGGCGCTGAGCATCCAGACCCAGAAGTAGCAAGCGGCAATGAGTTCGGTTGGGGTGACTCGGTACTGCAAGCCCTGTTCGAGTCGATAAAGCAGTCGGACGCCACCATGGCAAACGTTGCCAGCATGGTTTTCGAAGCCAAGGTCGATGTGATCAAGATTCCCGAGTTCATGGAGCGGGTCCAGGACCCAGAGTTTCGCGCACAGGTGCTAGAGCGTACGCAGCTCGCGGCCACCGCCAAGGGGATCAACGGAACTCTTCTGCTCGACAAGGAAGAGGACTACGAGACCAAGTCGGCCAACTTCAGCACGCTACCCGACATCATCGACAGATTCCTTCAGGCGGTATCCGGAGCGGCGGATATTCCGGCAACTCGGCTCCTTGGGCAATCCCCGTCCGGTCTCAACTCTACCGGCGAGGCTGATCTTCGCAACTACTACGACCGGATCCAGGCTGCGCAAGAGCTTGATATGTCTCCTGCGCTGCGATTGCTCGATGACTGCCTGATTCGATCAGCGCTCGGCGCCCGGCCTGCTCAGATCCACTACGTTTGGAACCCGCTGTGGCAGCCAACAGCCAACGAGCGATCAGAGATCAATAAGCGCACAGCAGAGACGATCAAGATCCTCGGCGAGACCAAGCTATGGCCGGATGATGCGCTCAGTAAGGCCGCCACCACATTGTTGGTTGAGCAGAGTGTGATGCCTGGTCTGGAGGCTGCTATCGAAGAGTTCGGTTCAGAGCTTGACGACGAAGAACCCCCAACTACGGCTCCGAGCGCAAAAGCTCAATCAGACGCTGAGGCAGAAGAGCCAGGCGCGAAGGAATAACCATGCTCCTACATGACTCAGTAGCGGTCTCTGGCGTGCGCCGGACATCGGACGGATACCTCGTGGCCGAGGCACGGGTGGCGAGAACAGGAATTCAAGATTACCTGGGTTCCGAACTAGGAAAGCCGGAAATTCCAATCATCAGCGTGTACAGGCCGCCCGAGGCTGTATTTGCTGAGGACGCCATGCGCTCCTACGCATACCGACCAATGACCAACGACCACCACGGCGACGTGAACTCCGACAACTGGAAGGAGCTGGCAGTTGGTCAAACCGGTGCCGAGGTCCTGCGCGACGGCGACTTCGTCCGAATCCCCCTCGTACTGATGGATGCCGATGCTATCCGCGACTACGAGGCCGGCAAGCGCGAGCTATCCATGGGCCTTGAGGCAGAGGTCTTTTTCGAAGACGGCGTAACACCTCAGGGCGAGAAATACCAAGCTCGCCTTGGCTCGATGCGTATGAACCACCTAGCCCTGGTAGATCGGGCGAGAGGTGGTGAGCACTTGCGTATTGGCGACAACAAGCAACCAACCCCAACAGGAGGCCATGACATGGCTGATGCACTGCGAAAACTCCTTGTCGACGGCCTCACTATCGAGGTTACGGAACAAGGCGCACAGGCGATCGAGAAGCTGAACGGCAAACTTGCTGATGCTGCTACCGCCACCAAGGCCCTGAGTGACGCGCACGCTACTGCAATCGCGCTGAAGGACGGCGAACTGGCGAAGAAAGACGCCACCATCGACGACCTGAAAGCCAAGCTGCTCAGCGATGCCGATATCGACAAGCGTGTCACCGCCCGCGCTGACCTGATCAGTAAGGCCAAGTCGATCGCTGACGCTGACTACACCGGCAAGACTGATGCAGACATCCGCAAGGCTGTCGTCATCGCCAAGCTGGGTGATGCGGCAGTGGCCGGCAAGTCGAGCGACTACGTCGACGCCCGCTTCGAGATCCTGGTCGAAGACGCCGCTAAAGATCCTGTTCGTCAACACTTCCAAGCTCAAGACGGCAAGCAAAAGAACCCGAACGACAACGGCCAGTCGGCCTATGAAGCTCGCCTCAACGATGCATGGAAAGGGGAGACCAAGTAATGGCCGTTCAAACTACCTACACCTCGAACATCCGCGCCGGCTTGCCGGGCATGATCGTTGACATGATCCCGAAGACGCTTGTCTCGCGCACCGTGCAAGCGGCAGGCGGCCTGGCATTCGGTATCCCAGTTATCCAAGGCACCGCAGACAAGGCCGGTCGCGCCTCTACCACTGGTGACACTGCTGCCAAGTTCGTCGGCATCAGCGTTCGCGATCGCTCTGTAAAGGCAGACGCCAACGCATACAGCCAGTACGAGTCTGCGCGCGTCATGACTAAGGGCGCCATCTGGGTAACTGCTTCGGTGCAAGTGGCCGCAGGCGACGCTGTCTACTTCGTGCCGGCGACTGGCGTGTGGACGAACGTGGCTACCGACAACGTACTGGTTGCTGGCGCTCGCTTCGATACCAGCACCACCGGTACCAATCAAATCGCTCAAGTCCGCCTGGGCTAAGGAGAACACATGCGCCATCTTCAACTCCTCGACGCCCAAGCTGCACTGGGTTTCGTTGTTTCCCAGACCTCGTACATCGAGCGCCAGGTGAACGAAATCGTCTACGCGGACATCCAGTACCCTGGGCTGATCCCGGTCGACACCTCCGCTCCTGAATGGATTAAGAGTGTCACCTACTACTCGTCCGACAAGGTGGGCAAGGCTGAATGGATCAACGGTAATGCCGACGATATCCCCCTGGCCAGCACTGAGCGAACCAAGTTCGAGACCTCCGTGCATATGGCAGGTATCGGCTACGGCTACGGCCTGGAAGAAATCAGCCAGGCTCAAATGCTGGGCCTTAGCCTGACCGCTGATGATGCTAGCGCCGCGCGTCGTGCCTATGAAGAAATGGTCGATCGCGTTGCGCTGGCTGGTGACGCCTCGAAAGGCTTCTCCGGGCTGTTCAACTTCCCGGGCGTGACTGCTGGCAGCGCTGTCACCGGTAACTGGGGCACTGCGACCGCCGACCAGATCCTGGCTGACGTCAACACATCTCTGACCGTGCAAGCGGCCGGGACGATGTTCACCGCGTTCTCCGATACTCTGTTGCTGCCGTACAGCAAGTTCTTGCTGCTCGCCACTCGCAAAGTGAATGACCAAGGCCTTGAGTCGATCCTGACCTACCTGCAGAAGAACAACGTTTACACCGCCACCACCGGTCGCCCGTTGCTGCTCAAAGGTCTGAACGGTCTGGACACTGCCGGCGCTGGCGGCACTGCTCGCATGATCAGCTACCGCCGCGATCCAAGCGTGCTGAAAATGCACATCCCTATGCCGCATCGCTTCCTGCCTGTTTATCAGGCTGGCCCGATTCGTTGGGAAGTGCCTGGCATCTTCCGCCTGGGCGGTGTGGACATTCGTCGTCCTGCCGAAGTCCGCTACACCGACGGCATCTAAGGGGGTCACATGGCTCTGGTAAAGAATACCCATAGTAAGACCCCTATCGGCCTGCCTGATGGCTCGGTAGTCCCCCCGCGCGGCGAACTGGATGTTCCTCAGTGGGCCGACTATCGAGATCGTCAGAATTTGGCGTTCTACGTTGAGAGCGGCGTGCTCGTAGTTGAGCGCGACAACGAACTGACCGCGCTGAGCAAGGAAGAGCTTCTGGCGCGTCTCAAGGCGCTGGGCATCGATGCTGCTGGCAACAGCAAGACTGAAACCCTGCAGAAGAAGCTGGACGAAGCCTTGGCTGCTGCCGAAAAGCAGAAGGTCGTCGACGAGCTGACCGCGCTGAATGTTGAGTTCAGCAAGGAAGCGAGCCTGGAAGACATCCAGGCAACACTGGCATCCGCCAAGGCGTAACGCCCCGCAAAACCCGGAGCGCAAGTCGCTCCACCTATTCGAGAATGATGATGGCTGACTACTACGGTACCGTGGCGGGCGCTGACGCTTACCACTCGGCCCGTGGCAATGCCGCTTGGGCGGCTGCCACAGAGCAGGCCAAAGAAGAAGCCCTGGCGCGAGCATCAGCCTACATCGATGGCATCGGCACTCAGTTGCCTATGACTGGGTGCGTGCTGTCATTCCCTGGCCGTAAGGCTGGTGGTAGGGTACAGGCGTTGCAATGGCCGCGTACAGGCGCAGCTGATCGATCTGGCGACCCAATCCCAGAAGGTGAGGTGCCGCGCGAGATTGAGCAGGCCACCTATGAGGGGGCTCTGCGTGAGCTGGTTAAGCCTGGCAGCCTGAACCCTGACTACATCGCGTCCATGGCTATCAAGCGAGCCAAGGTTGGCCCTCTGGAAACCGAGTTCTTCGGCCAGGAGGATGGCGACGACCAGCCCAACAAGCCGGTAATCGGCATGATCAATAGCATCCTTGGCCCGATCATGATCCTTCGCTGCCCCCTGCCTTTCGTGGTGACCGTGTGAATCAGACAGACATCCTGCGCCAGATCGAAGGTATGGAGCCAAAGATGCAGCGGGCTTACCTTGAGCAGGTGCGCGGTGTAGTCGATGCGGCGGTGATAGCGGAAATCGAGCGATACATCGAGTCTAATAATCAGGGCGCCCTGGATGATTCTCTGACTCTTGGTGTGTTTGGGCTTCTGTTTGAGCTGATCCGGTCGGGATACATGGCCGGCGGCGCTTACGAAACCAAGCAGGTGCCAAAGGCGGCCGGCAAGTCGGAGTTCGATGTGCGGGCGCCAGCCGCCGAGTCATGGCTGGGCGATCACATCGCTTCGCTCAAGGCTCATATGGATCGTGACCTGGTTGACTCGGTACGAGTGACGGTTTCGGCTGGATTGCAGGCTGGTAGGTCGTCCAGGCAGATCGCGTTGGACTTGGCCGGCAGAGTGAGCAAGCAGACGGGCAAGAGGACTGGCGGCTCTGTAGGGCTCCCAGGAAACTTCGCTCAATACGTCGCCGATGCGCGCACCCAGTTACTGAGCGGTGATCGCGAGCAGTTGAAGAAGTACCTGGCTCGCACGCGCCGTGACCGCCGATTCGACTCGATGGTTATTCGGGCGCTAAAGGCAGGGAAGGCCGTCAACAAGGTCGATGTGGAGCGCATCGCAGGTCGCTACTCCGACCGACTACTTCAAACCCATGCGGAAATGATCGCCAGGACTGAGGCGTTGGAGTCGTTCAGTGCCGGGCGAGACCGTGTCTATCAGCAGTTGGTGGAGCGCGGGCTGCCTATAGAGGCCATAACCAAGGACTGGGATACTCGTCGTGACGAGAAGGTCAGGCACAGTCACTCAGGCATGCAAGGGCAAAAGCGCCAACTTGGCGAGCCCTTTGTGAGTGCTGCCGGCGCTCTATTGAATTATCCAGGCGACCGCTCGCTGGGCGCCGGATACGACGAAACAGCTAACTGCCGATGCCAGGCCAGATACTCCATAAGGGCGAACTATGCGCGACGAGATGCAGGAAATCTTCGGGGCGTTATTCGATAGCGTCTTCGCTGAGTCCGTGACCTCCTTTACCGGAGAGTACATGGGGCCAGGTGTTCGCGATCCGATTACCGAAGAAACTACTGCCGTGCCCGTGATCTATAGCGGGCGCGGCGTGTTTCATGAGTACGCATCCGAGCGTATTGATCAGTTGAACATCCTGGTTGGCGACATCCAGTTGATTGCACTGGTCAACGAGGTGCCGGACCGACCCAAGGTTGGCCACCTGATTAAAACCACTGCCGTCGTGCCAATCCTTGGCGCACCTATGGCAGGGTATCGGGTTGTGCGTGCGGCCAGCGATCCGGCGGGCGTTCACCACGACATTCAGTTGAGAAAAGCTTAATGTCCAGGCAGCGCGGCGGGCGAGCATGGAGCACGCCACCATCTGTGTTTTCAGGCGTTATCAGGGAAGCAATCGTCGAGCGGCACAGGGCTATAGTGCTGGCCATGATGGGCGAGATAGTCCTGCGCGCTCCGGTGGACACTGGCCGATTCCTTGCCAACAACATCGTCAGCATTGGTTCGCCGGTCTACTACTCGCTTGATGAGTATGACAAGACCGGCCGGGAGACGATCAGCCGAGCGGAAAGCGCTCTATCGGGGCTTCAGCCCTTCACGGTTACATATATCCAGAACAACCTTGTGTACGCCGGTCCTCTTGAGGATGGGCATTCCCGCCAGGCGCCAGCCGGCATCTACGGCATCGCCTTCTATGGCGTTACACAGGCCTATACCAAATGACCTTTGAGCAGATTCGAGCAATCGTAATGGCCCGCATGGAGCAGTGGGCCGGCATTCCGGCTGCGGATGTCGATTATCCTAACAATCCCGACGGGCCATTTGAGCCTGAAGGTCGGCCGATCTGGGCCAGGCTCGCAGATGTTCCGGGCCTATCCAGTAGCCCAGAGGTCGGCATAGGACCGTGCGTGCGCCGAACCGGGATCATCGTGATTCAGCTATTCGTTCCTACGTACAAGGGAACGCTTGCCATCACGCGAGCCGCTGACACGTTTGTGCAGAACTTCGAGTACTACAGCGACCCATCTGGCCCTTTTGATTGTTTCGCCGCCTCAGCGCAGGTTGTAGGCGACGACGGTCGTGGGTTCTACCAGGTCAACGTTCGAATTCCATACAGGGCGTACTAAGCCCAGACCATCCACCGCCACATGGCGGTTTTTTTACGCCTATAGATAGGAGAAACACCCCATGTCCAGTGGTGCCAAGGTCTCAACCGCGTGGAAGCGCGAGATCACCCCAGGAATCACCCCGCCCGGCGACTGGAATGTCCTGACCCGGGTTAGCTACGGCCTGTTGCCGACCTACAACTCGGAAGAGAACAACGAAATCGGCGTTGATCGGATGGCCCAGGGTACAGCCCAGACCACGGTTGACGTCGGCGGCGACGTTGAAACCAAGCTTCGCTATGGCGCGCTGGATGAGTTCATGGCCTCCTGCTTCGGCAAGGACTGGGTCGGCAACGTCCTGACCATGGGCAATGATAGGATTTCGTTCTCGATTGGCTCCTACGCCAGCGACGTGGGCATTGCGGCGATTGCCCGCGGTGCCCAAGTGGCGACGATGAACTTCGAGATCCCGAACGACAACGAGATCAACGTAACCACCACCTTTGCCGCGATTGCCTGGGACGACAAGGCCGACAACACGTCGTTCATCGTCAACCCTGCTGCTGAAGCCCACCAGCGCCGCTACGGCTTCAAGGACGTAACCGGCCTGAAGATCAACGGCGTGCAGTTGGGCGAGGACAACGCCTGCGTCGACAGCTTCAACCTGGAGTTCGACAACGCAGTCCAGACCCAGCGCTGCATCGGCAACGGCAACCCGTTCCCTGGCAACATCATCCCGACCACGTTCACCCCGTCCGGCTCGATCACCATGAGTTGGTCGAAAGCGGCCTACACCTACTGGAAAGCCCAGCAGACCGGTGATGCCCTCAGCTTTGAATTCACGCTGAACAACGCCGACGGCGGCTACACCTTCTTCCTGCCAGAGATGGAAGTCAGCGGTGATTGGCCTGATGGTGGTTCGACCGACATTATCCAGGTTGAGCTGAGCTACACCGGCCGCCGTGTGCCGCCGACCATCACCAGACTGCCAGCTCCAATCGTTATTGCCGCTGTAGCCGTAACCCCAGCCACCGCCAGTGTTGCCGTGGGCGCGACCGTCGACCTGGAAGCCGCTGTAACTCCGGTAGGCGCAAGCCAGCTTGTGACCTGGACCACTTCCGACGCCACCAAGGCCAGCGTCAGCGCTACCGGCCTGGTCAAGGGCGTGGCCGTTGGTACCGCGACCATCACCGCGACCAGCAAGTCGGATAACACAAAAACCGACACCGCTGAAATCACCATCACCGCTTAAACCCTTTGCCTGGCGCGCTCTGCGGTGCGTGCCGGGCCTTTTACCGCAGAGGAATACCCATGGGCATCACGATCAACAAGAAGCCAGAACTTGATATCAGCGGCAGGCGCTGGGTGGAGATTGCGCCGGGTGCGAAGATCCTAGTGGGCTCCATTGCCAACCCTATGTACAAATCGAGCCAGGCCCTTATCAAGCGCCACCTTGCGGCGATTGATCAGCAAACCCGAATCGGAACCCAGCTTTTCAACCTGGCTGATATCCCAAATGCAGAGTTTGAGTCCGATGACGACCTGTTCATTGATCTGGCGGCCCGTCACCTGATCTTTGATTGGGAGGGTGTGGATGTATCGGAGACGCCCGGTGTCCAGGCGAAGTACTCGCCGGAACTGTGCGTGCAGTTGATTCGACAGATGCCGAGCGTCTATTTCACAGCAATCCAGACTGGCCTCGATGTGGCTGTTCGCTCCGAAGAAAAGGCCCAAGAAACAGCGGGAAAGCCCTAGCCGCGTACCGCTGGGGCCGCGAGTGGGCGGGCGCGGCAAACGAAAAAAAGCGCTGGAAGCATGAACGCTTAAGCGGAACAGTTCCTGATGCGCCGGAGATCGACGAAGTAACGGCCGAGATCCTTCAGGCATACGGACCAATCAGCAGGACAAGGCAGTACGTCGGAATGGTTGGGGCTCCCGCGCCGATATCGCCTCGGGCAATAACCGAGCATCTCGATCGCCACCCTTCAGCTATATCCCGCGATGAATTCGACGCCGCCATCTTCGCCCTGGACGACGACTTTCGCACGCACTGGGAAGAGCAGCAGGAGAAGGACAAGCCGAAGCCGCCGAAGAAACCATAGCCCGCCCAGCGGGTTTTTTTACGCCTGGAGAAAGCTATGGCGCAGGAATCACGCCTTGGAATCACGATTGACTCCCGTGGCGCCGAGCAAAATGCAAACCGGATGGCTGACTCCCTCGACCGGATGGAGAAAAGCGGCGATGCCGCTGCTGCCTCGGCTGATGGAGTTTCGTCCAGCGCCGCACAGCAGAAGAAAGAGCTCGCTCAACTGCTTGGTCAGATCAACCCGACGGTTGCAGCTCTTGGCCGCCTGGACGACATGCAGGACAAGCTGGCCAAGTTCAAAAAGTCCGGAATTGTCGAAAGCGACACCTTCGTCGAGTACACCGATCGCATCAACGTAATGCGTGGGGCTCTTGGTGAAACATCCGAGGGCATGAACAAGGCAGGGATGTCGGCCAAGGCATATAGCGCAGCTCTACGCGGCGTCCCAGCACAGTTTACCGATATCGCAGTAAGCCTTCAGGGTGGGCAGGCACCTCTTACCGTGCTGCTGCAGCAGGGCGGCCAGCTGAAAGATATGTTCGGCGGTATTGGTCCCGCTGCCAAGGCTCTGGGTGGATACATACTTGGCCTAGTCAACCCGTTCACCGTAGCAGCCGCAGCGGCGGGCGCGCTGGCCCTGGCCTACTACAAAGGATCAGAACAGAGCGATGCGCTGCGAAACAGCCTGATCCTGACCGGGAACTTCTCGAAATCCTCCGAGGCGCAGCTGATCGATCTGGCTGATGCTGCCGACCGGGTGACTGGAACCTTCGGCCAGGCGGCTGGCGCGCTGGCTCAGCTGACATCGGCAGGCGTCAACACAAGCGGTAACCTGAAGCTAATCACCACGACCGCAGTCGAGATGCAGCGGGTTACAGGTAAAGCCGTAGAAGAGACAGTCGCTGAGTTCATCAAGCTCGGCAAGGATCCAGTCGCGGGCATTGTCGAGCTGGACGAGAAGTACCGATTCCTGACCGCATCGGTGTATGCGCAGATCAAAGCTTTGTCTGAGCAGGGTAACGCCGTGGCGGCCGCCGACCTGGCAGAGCGCACCTACGCCGAAGCCATGGGGCAGCGCACCTCCAAGATCCGCGAAAACCTTGGCCTGATTGAGCGAGGTTGGCTCAACATAAAGGACGCCACCAATGAGGTGCTCGACGCCTTTGCCAGTATCGGACGCAAGAGTGTCGAGAGCGAAGGCAAGGCTATCACCCAGCTTCAGCAGAAAATTGCCTACCTTCAGAGCACGCTGGACACAGCATACGAAGACAACGACGCGCGCGACCGCATCGCCAGCCTTCAGGAAGAGCTCAAGCAGCGCCAGGGCATCCAGCAGACCAGCGCGAAAACTCTGGAAGATGAGCAGAATCGGCGCCGCATCCAGGAGGAGGGCCGCAAGGGTCTGGATGCACTGGACACCACCTACAAGAGCTCGCTGACGCAAACCCAGCGGCTGAACAAGGAACTCACTGACCTCGACAAGGCCCGCGCCAAGGCAGTAGCCGCGGGGGTGTTCACCGCCGCCGAGGAAGCGAAGTATGCGCAGTCGCGCAAGAACATCGAGCAGGAAATCGCGGATATCAAAACCCGCGAGGCGAAGAAGAACGCACCGAAGAACGTAAACAAAGGCGTATCGGAGGCTGAGACCACCTTCGCCCGCCTGTACAACCAGTACGACCCAGCAGCGCAGGCTGCGCGCACGCTTACCAAGGAGCAGGGGCAGCTGGGCCTGGCCTTGAGCAAAGGCAAAATCAGCCAAGTTGAGTACGGAAAGGCGCTGGCGCAGGCATCCATCAATTACGCCGCTGCCATCAAGGGCGCCCAAGGCCTTACACAGGCTGAGCAGTACCGGGCACAGCTTGAAAAGCAGCTCAGCACCCAGCGGACGCAATACAGTCTGGAGGCTGCGGGCGTCGGGATGGGCGACCAGCAGTCGCAGCGCCTTCAGCAGCGCGTTCAGCTTGAGCAGCAGACAAACGACCGCATCCTGCAATTGCGCACCGAACTGGCGAACGCCACGACAGAGCAGCAGCGCAAGGATCTGCAGGCCCAGATTGACCTGACCAACGAGTACCTTCCTCTCCAGATTGAGGCGGTGCAAGCAGGCTGGGCCCAGATGGACCAGGCCATGCTCAATCCTATCAACGGGTGGACTGCGGCCATGCAGAACTTCGGCACGCAGGCCATGAACATCGCAGGGCAGACTCAATCAATCTTCTCTGGGGCGTTCAGCAGTATCTCAACGAGCATTACCACGGCGTTGGCTAGTGGCTCTTTGTCGCTCAGCACGCTTGGGGATATCGGTCGCACGGTTGTCAGCGAGATCCTTTCCGGTTTCATTCGGATGGGTGTGCAGATCGGCATCAACTCTGCTCTCAGCGCGGCCTTTTCCGCCAAGGAGATCGCCCAGTCGACGACCGAGACCAGCATCAAGGTCGGGGGAGCGGCGGCGGTCGCAACTGCCAAGGTGGCGGCAGATGGCGTTGCTACGGCGTCGAGCCTGGCAGCTACAGCAACCGTTCAAACCGCCCAGGTAGCAGCGGCAGGCAGCACGCTTGCCGCATGGTTGCCTGCGGCACTTGTTGCGTCTGTTGGCTCCTTTGGTGCCGCTGCAATCGTCGGCGGTACTGCTTTGCTGGCGGCGTTCGCGCTCACCAGGGGCTTCAGCACTGGCGGTCACGTTTCCGGTCCTGGCACCGGAACATCAGACAGCATCCCTGCGCGCCTGAGTGATGGCGAGTTCGTTGTGAACGCTGCCGCCACAAAGCGCAACCGTGGCCTGCTGGAGGCGATCAACTCAAACGAGCGGGTTTCCGTAGCAGGCGGTGGCGGTGGTGGAGTTTCACTTACGCAGTCAGCTGGGGTGGTGGTGAACATTCATGAGGATGCATCGCGTGGTGGTCAGGTTCAAAGCCGAAACGAAGGTGGTCGGGATATCGTGGATATCTGGGTTGCCAGCGTTATGAGCGATGGCCCGGCGCACCAAGCCATGGCTGAAAAATATGGTTTAAGCACGGTGGGCTCATGATCAAGTACCCGAAAGAACTGCCCTTGCCACTCCAGGACGGATACAAGCTCAATACCGAAAACCCAAAGATGGAGACTCAGTTAGAGTCAGGGCGATACAGGGAGCGCCGCAAGTTCACCTATGTTCCGACGACCATACGCGCTCGCTGGAACATGGATGAGGCGCAGATGGCGTTCTTCGAATCATGGTTTGCCAGGACACTTGTCGACGGCACTCTATGGTTTGAGGCAACGCTTAAAACCCCAGCGGGCTTCAAGGATTACATCTGCAAAATAAAAGGCATGTATGACGGCCCGGAGCTGGTCCAGGTGAGTAGATACGAGATATCGGCCACGCTACTTCTGCGCGACCGACCACTGATAGCGCCAGGTTGGGAAGGATTCCCTGAATACTGGTTCAACAAGGAAATTATTGACCTGGCCATTAACAGAGAGTGGCCGATCAGCCCATATCAGACGCACATGGGGGCATTTGACTCTGGCGTAAACGAGGAGTGGCCCGAGGCATGAACCCACTCGACGTTTGCTATGCATCGCCAGGTAGCGAAGTGCTCATCCCGGCATTTGAGCTGTTTAGCGATTCCTGGACTGAGCCGGTACTCATAACTGCTGGCTTTGAGGATCTTTGGCTTGGAACTGAAGATGGAAGGATGCTTTTGCATGAGGCCGGAGGTATTGATGTTTCATACCCGACGAAGGACAACACCGGCAGCCAGACAGTTACGTTTGCGATTGACGGTGTTACAGGGAGAGGCCAAAACCTTATCCGGCAGGCAATGGACGCCGACGCAATCATCCGTGCCACGCTTCGGCTTTACCTGAGCACAAACCTCAGTCAGCCGGCGCAAAGGCCCTATTACCTCGTCGTGAGCGGCGGAAGCTTAGAAGGCGCAACAATCCGTGTCGACGGTGGCTATTTCAACCTCATCGACACGAACTTCAACCGCGAAACCTTCAACGCACTCAACGCCCCCTGCATTAAGTACCTATAACCATGCCATCACGATACCTAACTGCCATCTACCAAGACGGCGGGCGCGAACTGCCGTCCGTAGATTGCTGGGGACTGACGACGATAGCCAGGTCGGAGCTGTACGGCCTGCCTGGTCTATCCAAGTTTGGAGAGGTGACGCGCCTGGGCATTCACGCCTTCCAGCGCTCCTACAGGGCCGAGGTTGGCAGGGCTCTTGAGCGTTGCGAGCCTTTCCCTGGAGCAATCGCCGCAGCCATGAAGGGCGACATCTGCGCCCATGTTGCTCTAGTGGTACTCAAAGACGACCGCCTGCAGGTGCTGGAGATAAACCCCGGCAGCGGGGCCAGGATCATCCGGCTACAGGAATTCAAAGATAACTACATGACGGTGGTGTTCTATCGTGATCGAGATCTATGCAAACAAGCTTGATCAGGATGTTCTGCGCGAGTACCAAGTAAGTGCAGAGACCACCGTTGAGCAGTGGCTGATAGATAACGTCAAAGGCTACGAGCGCCGCGCCGTTCCGCCAATGAGCATCGCCATCAATGGATGCCTGACAAGTCCGCCAGACTGGGCTGATGCGCGCTTTGACGGTAGCGACCTGGTGCAAATCTGGATAGAGCCAAAGGGAACAGACCCAATCTCCATCACCATCGCCGCCATTAAAGGCGTGCAAGCGGTGATGAAGCTCATCACGCCACGGGTGAAGCTTCCTAAAACTGGATCGCCCCAGCAGGGCAGCACGCTTTCCAGCGCCAACGCCAAGGCCAACCAGGTGCGCTACGGAGACCCGGTTCGCGAGCTGTTCGGCGAGGATGAGATTTTTCCTGACTATATAGTAGAGCCGCGCCGATACTTCAAAGGCCCGCGGGATGAATGGCAGCACATGCTGCTGTGCATTACCCGTGGTGAGTGCCAGGTCAACCCGAGCGATATCAAGATCGGGAACACTGCGGTCATATCGCTGGGTGCCAACGCGACTGCCAGGGTATACGGGCCTGGAGAAGACCTGAGCAACGAGCCAGCCGCCAAGTGGTGGTATCAGGCGCCCGAGGTCGGCGTAACCGCGACAGGTACGTCTGGCATCGAGCTAAAGACCACAGTCACGGTTCCGCCGGTTCCAGGCGCCCAGGCGTATCAGTTCAACGGTGATTTGGTAGCCGTCCCAACTGGAGCTGGGGCATTCCCTGCTGGCTGGGCTGTTGGCATGATCCTACGCATCGAGGTCATGTATCAGTACATGGTCACGGCTGGCGGTGGTGCTGGTGGTCGGGATGTGATTTCCGGGCCGCTGGAGCAGCTTGGCGCCTTCCCTGGAATGCAGATCGAGGTAGTGGGGGCGAATGCCGGCCGCTACATCGTGAACGATTTCACTCCGGCTGCCGGCGGTGATCCGGCCCACATGACCCTCAACACCAGCAGTGGCGCGCCGGTTTCTGGGCTCCTGGCTGGTATTGGCTGGGCCTGTATTGGGTATGCGGGGCTTCGGTACCGGCTCACGGCGGCGAGTACGTCGCAGATTGCCGTAGACCGCCTGACTGACACTGGCGTTACAGACAATGACTGGCCCGGATTTGACTTTATCGAAAGCAACTCAGCCGTTCTCAGGCTGGACAATTCGAACCTTGAAGGCGACTGGGCTGGACCGTTTGCACTTTGCCCGCCAGGCCTGAAGGCAACGAAGCTTTCTTTCACCGTGCTGTTCCCAAGTGGTTTGGCGGGGGTCAATAACAAGGGCGATCTTGAGCCCTGGAGTGTCACCTACGAGTTCCAGTACCGGGACAGAACAACTGCCGGGGCATGGGTTTCGTTCACCGAAACGATCAGTGATCGAACCCTGGACCAGATCGGTTTCACGCGAGAGCTGACAACGGCGTCTGCTATTGAGCCGGAAGGGCGAATGCGCCGAATCGGTGCCAAGTCCACGCTGACCAACGTGCAGGACAATATCCAGTGGTACGACGTTCGGGCATTGCTTCCAAGTCCGACCAGTTACCCAGGCTGGACTATTCTGGCGCTATCTGCGGCCGGCGGCGGCAAGCTATCAAGCCAAAGCGAGAACAAGGTGTCGGTGGTGGCCACGCGCAAGCTGCCGATATTGGTCAATGGGGCCTGGACGTCGGATAACCGCGTAACCCGCGATATCGCGCCAGCGTTCAACTATATCGCCAAGGCGCCCGGATATCAGGATGCCGACATCGACACGGACGAGCTGGCAGCGTTTGACGCGGTTTGCAAGGCCAGGGGCGACACCTTCAACCTGTCGATTGATTCGCTCATGACAGTCAAGGAGGCACTGAACACCGCGCTTGCCCCAGGCTTTGCGGAGTTCACCATCAGTCGCGGTCGGCTGCGCCCTGTGCGCGACCAGAAGCGGGAAGGCTTCGATACAGAGTATTTCCCGCCCGGCACGCAAGGTTACTCGGCCCAGAACATGAAGGGGCCGCTGCGCATCAGCTTCAAATCCCCAGACCCTGGGTCAGAGCATGACGGCGTGGACGTTGAGTACAAGGATCGCCGCACGCGCCAAACCGAGACGGTTAAGTGTCGGCTGCCTGGGCAGCAAGGCCTGAAAGCCGAGAAGGTCCAGGCCCTGGGGATAGGCGACCGTGACCGCGCTTACCGTCTAGGGATGCGGCGCGCAAGCGAGACCAGATATCGACGCTGGAGCTATTCGTTTGAAACGGAACTTGACGGCAACAACAGCGATTACATGGGTCTTGCCGGCGTGTCAGACGATACGCCAGGAAGAGGGCAGAGCGCCTTGCTGCTTGGCATATCCCTGGGCTCTGGCAGCTACATCCTCGAAAGCTCTGAAGCTTTTATATGGGAGCCAGGCGTAGCCCACACCGTCGGAATCAGGCGTCAAGACGGCACCCTCAGCGGCCCATGGACGGCCACAAGGATAGGCGACTACCACCTTAGCATTCCGACGCTCGACTTCGTCCCTGACACAAGCTGGGACAGGGAACCGCCGCATCTGCTATTCGGCCCGGTAACCAGGGAATGCCACCGCGTTCTGATCAGCAAGGTAACCCCCAAAGGAAGCGAAAGCGTTTCTGTTCAAGGATTCAACTACGACGACAGGGTTTACCTGTACGACAACGCATCAGCGCCAGACTAAATAACTAAGCCCACACAGGCCTGCCATTGAGCGGGCTTTTTTGTGCCCGGAGAAAAGAATGCCATACGACACCCTGAACCCAGTCCCGTCTACCGATCCTCGAGACCTGTATGACAACGCCGCCATCACGGACAAGTACGTGAATGGAGATCAGCCTTTTGTCGCTGATCGACTTGGCAAGCAACGCCGAACCTGGATGGGAATGGAGGAAGACTTCAACAACGCCCAGGAGGGCCGCGCAACTCAATTCGATCAGTTCTTGGCAGGTTCGGCTTTTGTTTGGCTTGGCGATTACGGCGCTGGGATCACATTTACCAGTCGAAGCCAGTATCTGGTACGGGATGGCTACGCCTACCGATTGGCGGACTCCACCACCCTGCCATATACCACCACGGGCAATTGGGCGCTTGAGCAGACGAAGTTTAGCCTGATCAACTCAGACGACGTTCTTCGGCAAGAATTGTCCCAGGCGCCAGGGGCGGGGTTGGTCGGATTCAGCGAAGCTCAAACGTATGCATCTGGCACTGTCGGCCAGGCCTTAAAAGGATCCATACGCAAAACTGTGAAAAGTTTCGGTGCCGTAGGTGATGGAGCTACTGATGACACCGATGCTGTTCTTGCAGCGATTGCAGCCGCTGGCGAAAATGGTGTTGTGGTATTTGACAGGAACTCTGAGTTTCTTGTTTCTGGTGGCGTTATTGTTCAGCCGCCTGGTCAAAAATGGATCGGCGAGGGCGGCCAGCGTTCGGCTCGATTAAAAAAAGGATCGAACGGCGACCTAGTGCAAATGGGCAGTCTAAGCGCTATTTCCGATCTCACACTTAATAATAATGGCGATAACTTCACAGGGCGGGGTATTTATATTCCTTCTGGCTTTTCACAAAGTCTATTCCGCGTGCGCTCGGTTCGCTCGAAAGGCCCGAGTCTTGAGTTTGCTGTTGACGCCGGAGGAGGCTGCAATGTTGTGGCCTTTGAAGGTGATACAATTGATCAAGATACCGTCGGTGCAATTAAGTTTGCTGGCGACACCGGACCACACCCAAGGTTGTTTAATGGGGTCTGGCTGAGTGGTGGGTTTCTCGATATTGCTTCGCCGGGTGCGGGTAACGGTTGCAGTATGAGCAACTTCTACATACGCAACATAAAGACTATCGGGCCTGTCGCCACAGGGACGGCGCTGATGCACTTCTCCAATGGACGGTTCGCCACCATTGCAGATACTACCGTGCTATCCGGTTCAGACCTTACGCTAGTAGGAGTTGCATTTAGTGGCCCGGTTCATCTGCAGAATATGCAGGGGTTGCGCGCAGAAGCATGTACATTTGGTGCGGGTATCACGGAGGAATTTGCTACTTGTCGATTTAACTCCTACAGCGACCAAACCAAAACGTTCTCCCCAACTTGGTCCCAGTCATCGGGGGCTCAGCCGTCAATCGGCAATGGCTCGCTAACCGGCAAGTATTCACGCAATGGCTTCCTAGTTAAGTTTGATTTGTCCTTAACGATTGGATCCACCACAACTTTTGGAAACTCTGCAGGCCCTTACATTTTTTCTCTTCCCTTGGGTGGTACGCAGAACTCTACCCAGGACTTCATAGCCGGCCAATGCTTTGACGCATCAGCATCGACTGATTTTTTGGTGAATGGTCAGATAGTAGCAGGCGCCAACTCAATGACAATTTCAAGAAATGGGGCGGGAGTTAGGGATGGATTCCCATTCGCGTGGGGGGTAGGAGATACCATAAAATTGAGCATATGCTATATGTCTATCTGAACAACCGCTCAAGACCCTTCCCTCTCCCACGACAACCTGGAAAATGACTTGATCGTATTTTGATATGACACATTAGCCATTACGTGTCAGAATCGCCGACCCCCGACTGGTCGGCGATCATGGATAACTGGTGTGGCAATGGAAAATATTGAATCTGGAAATTCAGGGTGTATAAAGTATGATCATGTTAAAAGGTATAGAAGCGGTGGCGCTCTTATTTTTTTGTCCGCCTTTTTATCTCTCTTTATTCCATCTTCACTTGGAGGGGTTGTAGTACCCAATCTATCAGTAATCGCTATTGTGTCGTCAATCGCTTTATTGTTGTTTAATTTTATTCGATCGCCTTTAAATATCTGTAATTTTATTCTGTTTCTCTTATTCGCTTGCCTGCTTTTACTGTTTACTATGCTTTCGAAAAATGGTGATTTTACCCCTGGTGCAATATTTCCTTATCTTGGCATGTGGGTGGTAATGATTACGTTTCCACCAGATTATGTTAGCTCCTTTTCTAGAAAGATTTTTCATTTGATAGCGATCATTTTGATTGTTTTTGGTTTTGGTGTCGTACTTGGTGATGAATCTGTAAGGAAACTAATTTTTGATTTCTATCAGGCCTACAACGATGAGTTATATTATTTTATGGTCGAGGTCGGTGATAAGCCAGTAGGCCCGTTCGCAACTCACTCGCTTTCAGCATTTATGTACTGTTTGTTTTCTATTGTTTATTTTAGGATGTACTTGCATAGCGGAGGTGTTAAGTCTTTTATATTTCTCGTCATGTGTCTGTCATTCTTTTTGATGGTTGTAGCCCTTAAGTCATTTTCGGCTATCGCACTTTCAGTAATTCTTGTTTGCTTATACTTGTATTATCTTTTGGCTAATTTTAAAATATTTAAGATATTTTTAATTGTCGTCATTTCGATCGCTGTGTTGACGTATGTAGACGCTACATTTTTTTATGAAACTGTTGATTCTATTTTGTCCAGTGATGGTAACGGACTAAAGGGTAGAATGGTTTCTGGAAATAGGCTTGAGGGGACATACAGTTATATAGTTGAAAATCCCTTTGTTCCTCTTGGTCTTACTTCTTTGCCCCATATTGCGTTTGGGGATAATTTTATTGCAGACTACGTTATCAGAGTTGGATTGCTTGGGTACTTTATAGTTTTACTTGCGGCTTACGTATACTTCAGGAGTGCTTTTAGTAGTCGTCTTGTGGTTTTATTTTGCATGGGTTTTGTGTTGCTGGGTGATCTTGGGTATCCATTACTAACAAATTACAGATCAGTATTTCTTATTCCTGTGTTCGTAGCCATGTGGAGATGCCCATCGCGAGATTACCAAGTAAAATTCAGGGCATCTAACCAATGACACACTAACCGTGACAGCAAAATAGTAGCCCGCCAACTGAGCGGGCTTTTTTACGCCTGGAGAAAAGTATGAACGCAACCGAGAAAGACCGGGACATCCTGGCGCGCACGCTATGGGGTGAAGCCCGCGGTGAGGGTATGTCCGGCCAGATCGCCGTGGCCTGGACCATCCGCAACCGTGTGTTCGACGGCAAGGCCAAGTCGTGGTGGGGGGAGGGTTACGCCGGCGTGTGCCTGAAGCCCTGGCAGTTCAGCTGCTGGAACCAGAACGACCCGAACTACGCATATCTGAGCGGTGCAAAGCAGATCCCGGCGGCGCAGTTCGCCCAGGCGCAGCGGGCGGCTGACCAAGTGATGTCTGGCGCGGTACCAGATCCAACCGGCGGCGCCACGCATTACTACGCGACAACCATGCCCAAAGCCCCGGCTTGGGCGGCGAAGGCCACGCAGACGCTGCGCCTTGGTCACCATGTCTTCTTCAAGGATGTGCCGTGATGACGCCCGTACAGAAGCTGGTCGGCCTGGCGCTGGCAATCCTGCTGGCCCTGACCATCGGCTTTGGCGGGGCGTGGCAGGTTCAGGACTGGCGCCTGGGCAAGAAGATGGCCGAGCGTATCGCGGAGCAGGGCGCCCGCCACCAGAAGGAACTGGATGCAATTACTGGCGAGGCCTGGAGTCAGCAGGCGGCCGAGCTGGATAAGCGCCTGGCCACCGAGGAAAAGCTCACGCTCCAGGACCAACAACACACCAAGGAATTATCCGATGCCCAGCGCAACCAGGCTCGCCTGCGTGACCAGCTTGCTACTGCTGATGTCCGGCTGTCAGTCCTCCTTGCCGAGGATCCAGCCAGTAGCTGCAACGTGCCTACCACCCCCGGCGCCGTCGGCGTGGTTCATGCAGCCCGTCGAGCCCAACTTGACCCAGCGCATGCGCAACGAATTGTCGCCATCACCGACGACGGGGATAACGCCATAATCGCCTTGCGCGCGTGCCAGGCCTATGTCCGCGCAATTGCACGATGAGTGCGTTGAGCTAATATTGCCGGGTGCGCTCTGACTTCGATCATTTTGGTAACTGAAGGGCACCATGGATAAGCGGCTTGCGGGGCTGTCAATACTGCTCACCCTTGGATGGGTCGTCACAGTGGCGTCTGTCATGTGGTATTTCTACGACAATTAACCTAAAGGTCGTATCACTTCTGGTCCCTTATTCCGCACGTTACCCACGGCCATGCTGACCTTGAACCATTCGAACACTTCGGACGGCTCGCCCTGGTGCAGGACCATTTGCTCGGCTCGCTCCTTGGGCGTGGCCGGGTCCAACCATTCCCGCGCCAGGTCCGGGGTAAGCACCACCGGGCGGCGGTCGTGAATGTCCACCATGCCCCCGGCACTGTCGGCGGTGATGATCACGAAGCCATCATGCTCGCCAGGTCCTTCATCAGCGTCCGGTAGCTGGCCAATCGCAGCGCAGAGTATCGGGGCACCATCCCGCCGGCGGATAAGGTACGGCTGCTTCTTGGGCCCACCTTCGTCTACCCACTCAAACCAGTTATCGATAGGCGTGATCGCCCGGTGCGGCCAGATCGCCCGGAAGAACGGGCCGTGGGCTACCTTCTCCACGCGGGCATTGATCGGCGCTGCCCGGTCCTTTGCCCAGTGCGGTCGCCAGCCCCAGCGTACCGGGTCGGCGTGGAGCAGGTCGCCCTGTAGGTGCAGCAGCGCAACCGCAGTTGACGGTGCAACGTTGTACCGCTCAATCGGCTGATCGCCCACGGAGTTCGCCAGCGCATTGGGCATACTCAGCGCTGCAACGAAGTCGTGGATTCCCCTGTACTGCGAAAGTCTCCCACACATAAGCATCTCCGCTCGTCGGCCCCGATGAACAGCCGGTCCCCGGCCAATCTCTACACTGTAGACACTGGCTCGAGGTATTCGTCATGGCGATCAACATTGATCAGGTGAACGCAATGGAGGCGTGGTTTGCGCTGCGTAACGATCCAACCTTCATATCGGCCACACCGGAAGAACGCTACGAAACGCGACTGGCCCTGGCTGACGACCTCAAGCAACAGGGGCTGATCAACGAAGGTGAGTGGCGCGAACTGAATGAGGAAGCAGTTGCAGCCTATGCCGACGAGCTAGGCTAATGGCTGCTTGTAAACGCTAAGCTCAAGCAGCAATCGCTGGTTTTCCCTGAGAAGGTGGTCCCTCTGTTCCGTGATTATCGCAAGCCCGTTTAACTTGCGGCCCTGGCGTGAGGTTTCCAGGTTCAGGGCAGCAACTTGGGACAGTGCGGCTTTCAGGGCGGCCTCGACCTGATCCTTTCCCGTCATCAGCAGATCATTCATCTGCACCAGGCCGGCGATATTCGCCCGCGCTCGCCGCAGCATGCGCTCGGTCTCCACAAGCTCATCTACGAGGATTGAGCATTGGTGCTGGTACATCTCAAGGGGAGTGGGGCAACCGAGCCAATCATCGGTGTCCATGTCAACGTTCATAGTGGAACCTCAAGTACTGTATGTGCGTACAGTAATCGAGGTGCTGCAGGTTTGGGGAGTGGTGTTCGTCGGCAGGACGCCGGGGAGGGCTGGGCCAATTCGTGGGCCAATGGGGTGTTTCAAAATCGGGGTTTCGCGGAGCGTGGCGGGGGAATGTCTCGATAATGCTGGGACTGGCTCAGGGTTCCAGCCACTTATTATTTGGCTAAAACCCCGTAAAAGCCCTGAACGCCGTCATTGTTAATGGCCAGATTGGCTCAGGCTTGAATACATTGACGCTATCAAGGAACGGCTCGGGCGTAAGAGACAGCTTTCCAATTGCATGGGCGACTGGGGACACAATAAAAATAAGCATTACTTACATGGCTGTATAAAAGATTGGCGCCATACAGGCGCCAATTTTCAGTTCCCATTAATAGTTTTTATAAGCATGGGCATTATTTGCTTGCTGACACGCATAGATCCGGCAATGGATAGATGCACCAAATCTGAATACATTAGCTCGCCATTCTGAAACTTTCGACATGTCCCGTCAGGGCATAATGAGTCTGACGGGTCAACATAAAACGTATCTTTAGCGCTTTCGGCGAAGCTGCGAAGCCTTTTGTTAATCTCAAATGCTGGCGAGTCTTTCGGGTCGAAATTGAAACTTAAATCACAGGGCTGTGATATGAATCTAGGGCGCAGCAGGCATGATGCTGCTGAATGGCTTGAGTTAGTGTAAGGCTGAACGCCAACTATTATAAGTGGGCGATTGCCAATTTCCTGGCGAAACTCGCCAAGGTTCTTGATGATGAAATCAATGTAAGCATTATCATCTTTAAGCACTATGTATTTGCTGTTTTTGTCTCCAATCATTTTTCTATATACGGTCCAGGCAGATGCGTATATTAGCGGCTTGCTATCAGATTTTATTGTGTTAAGTACCTGCTGATAATGATCCAGGCAGGGCGTGGCAATAGCGCCGTTTTCTATTTTTGTATAGTTGGATGACAGATAACATCCCTGCCTAACAAGTGACGCCACTTGAATATTTTCCGGTGCGAGATAGTGGTCCAGACCGCTGGCGTATTGCAAGGCGAAACTATCGCCCACCAGATATGCGTCAGGCTCGCTCTTTTTTGCACCTAATTTTGCGAAGTTATCGAACGGGTAACCGCCATAATTCTTGGTGTGAAAGTTCGCCGGATCATCCGTAATGCTTTTATAGGCTTGTGGTGTTCTGGAGCTATAACCTCCAGAGGTTACTGTTTTGTGAGCTGCAAATGAAATTAAAGAAGCCGCGATAACCGTAATGCACAAACCATAAATTCGTTTTTTGTAGTCCTTCGACATAAAGGATTTTTCAATAGTGTGGTGCATGATCGCGCCGACAATAATCGCTATTGCAAGCAGGCAAACTTTTTCGACTGTTTCCAGATCCCTGAATATATAGTATTTGTAGAATACAATGATTGGCCAGTGGACTAGGTAGACGGAATAGGATATTAGCCCGATATACACCACAGGCTTGATACGCAGAGCCTTGCCCAGCCCAGGAGACCGTCCAGCATAAATGCACGCCGCCGCACCAAGGCAGGGAACGAGTGCGCGCAGGCCTGGAAACGGGTCAGTCGAGTCAATGAGAAAAGCTGCTGCCACGATAAGCACCACACCCACCGCAAGAACGCATGTCTCGACTGCTCTTCCGGCGCGGTGGTTGTTGATGAATACCAGCAGCGCGCCAATGGACAATTCAAATACACGAAACGGCATCATGAAGTATGCAGCTGATGAATCGTATGACAGCATCCACTGAGACGCCGCCAGAGACACCACAGTCATTACCGACAACAGGCCGGCCAGGAATCTAGGAGATACCTTTAGAGCCGCCCAAACAACGAATGGCCAGACCACATAGAATTGCCATTCGGCCGCCAGCGACCAAGTGTGCAGCAGGGGTTGTGTCAGGGCGTCAGCATCAAAATATCCTTGGTGCATCCAAAAATAAAAATTAGATGCTGAAAATATGGCGTAGCTACTTGCGCTGGCAAGTGTGCTAAATGAGGCCGGGTCCATCAGCAGGTATCCGGCGCCCAAGCAAAGAGCGACGGTTGCAAGAAGTGCAGGGTGCAGGCGAAGCAATCGTCTGACGTAAAAGTCAGAGAATGTGAACTGTTTCTTCGAGATTGAGTTTTTTATAACCTCGGTAATTAGAAATCCTGAAATAACAAAAAAAACATCTACCCCTATAAACCCGCCGGGCACGCCAAGGCCGAAATGGAATAGGAGGACAAGAACAACAGCGATTGCGCGCAGTCCGTCAATGTCGGGTCGATAGCTTGTGTTTTTACTGTGCATGACTTCCCTTTCTTCGGCAGTGCCGGGGGTGAATTAATATCGCGGCGATTCTACAGGCGATCACCTGGTGTGTGTTTCGTCTTGCTACTCGGCATTTACCTTCGCCTTGAACTGGTTGCGCTGCGCCTCGGTCATGCCGTCGCGCAGCGCGTCTAGATAATCGGCGTACCACTGCACCATCTTCTGCCGCTGGGGCAAATAGATTGCCTTGTCATAAACCCCTTTGAGTCCGGCCTTCTTGTGGGCCAGGTGCATGTCGCGCCAGCTCTCATTCCAGCCAAATTCAGATAGCAGGGTTTCGCAGGTGTGCCGGCTTCCGTGTCCAGTCATCCGTCCTTTATAGCCAATCAGCGCAAAGCACTTGTTGATCGACGCATCCGAAATAACCGGCACCTTCTCGCCGCTGGAGGGGAACAGATAACGCGACCGGCCAGTAACCCGATGTAGATCCCTGATCAGCTCCACGGCCTGAGTGGGTAGCGGCACGATGTGGTCACGCCGCATTTTCATCTTCACGCCTGGCACCGTCCACAGGCCAGCATCAAGATCAACCTCAGTCCATTCGGCCCAGCGCGTCATGCCTGGTCTCGAAGCGGTCAGCAGTGTCAGCCATGCGGCAGTGCGAACGATTGTGCCGCTGCGCGATTCGCCCATTGCCCGTAAGAACTCCGGCAGCTCCGACTCCAGAAGGTGCGGGTATTGCGATTCCTCTGGCGCCTTTTCGGCAATGTCGATCAAGTTGCTGGCCGGGTTGTTCTCCGTCATACCCTTGCCGATGGCCAGGCCAAATATCTGGTTTACCCATACGCGCACCTTCTCGGCGGTGTTGTGGGCACCGCGGCTCTCGATACTTGCCTGCAGGTTGGCGCAATCCGCCCTGGTGATCCTGCTCAGGGGCTTGTTACCAAGGGCGGGGAGTATGTCGTTGGTCAGCGCGCCATTGATTCCAGCCAGGGTCTTTTCGGCCCGGCCATCCTTGATCTTTTTATCTAGCCACAGATCGGCAGCAGCCTTGAACGTGTTCGCTTCGGCTGCATCCCTGGACGCTTTCAAGGTTGCCTTATGGGTGATGGGGTCTACGCCTTCGGCATTGAGCCTCTGTGCTTCCTGTGCTTTCTCCCTGGCCTTTTTGGCGGTCACGTCCGGATAGGCGCCCAGTCCGTGCCATCCCCATTTGCCGTTGGGCTTCTTGAATCGAAGCTCCCAGCGTTTACGGCCCGTGCTGCTGACCACGAAATAAAGCCGGTCTATTCCATAGTTCTCGCGGTATTCCTTTGCCTCTGGCTCAAGGAAAGCCAGCACCGTGTCGGCCAGTGGCCGGCGCTTTATCTCGGTTCGTTTCAT